TTAGTTCTTCTTCCGTTCCAGCTTCTTTGATACGGGCAAGAGATTAGAGCGCTTCGCCTCATCCGTCGCCACTACGTGCGCATAGCGGGCCGCAGATGCCATGTCAGTCCATGCACCCGTTCCCACTAGCCCACGTACATCTAGCCCCCCGTATTTACGCATCCAAGTTGCCCACGTGTGCCGAAATACGTGAAAAGTCACGAAGTCCACATCGGGTCCGGCTTTCTTTTTCGCCTCTTCAAGCCATGTGTACAAACGGCCTGACTTGCTGAAACGAAACAGTTTGCCGTCTCGTTCAAGCCCGCGAGGATGATTCGCGATAGCGGCGACAACAGTAGGCGGCATATGAACCGCTCGTGGTTTGCCGTTCTTTGTAGCTGGAAGATATGCCATCCCCTCTGTCAGATCCAAACGAGCGATCTCCAACTTGAGCAATTCGCCTAGCCGCATGCCTGTATAGAGAAGCGTGTGAAGGAAGATTCCGAATTCGGCATCCTTTTTATATGCAGCATCCAACAACCGAAACGCCTGCTTATCAGTCATCCAATCGGTCTTCATATTGCCTCTGGAGCCTTTCGGGCGCTTCCATTGCTGGTTTAAACCCGCATGCTTCAGAATAGCGGAAATGACCGTATAGACTTGTCTATTGCGCGTTGCCGGGGTTGCGGTCGGGTAGAGGCCAATTGCAGTCGTATCGATAAGCTGTTGATCGATATCAATCAGGCGATGATGGCCAATGCGCTCGACAATGGGTTCGATGAACCGTTCGTTCCCCGTTGCAGCGATATAATCCGTAACCGCATCTAGGAAGGTCGGTTCTCCGGGCTTTCGGAAAACTCCTGCTTCGATTTCTTCTTTCCAGAGTTTGAGGAGTTTTGCTGCCGTAGTTTTGTCAGTCGTCTTTGTACTTCTGTCCATTGTGACCCCGAAGTGGGTGCCACGAACGTAGTAGTACGGCGACTTGCCCGCACGGGGAGGGATGAGTTTGAGTGGCATTTCGTTTCTCGTCTTAATCCTTCAATAATCGCGTCCAAGTCCTTCTCAGTGAAGAATTTCTTGTGACCGACTGTGAAGTAGAACGCATGGCGCTTGATAATTTCTTGCAATGTTCTCCGGCCAATGCGGAGCCTTTCTGCGGCTTCGTTCATAGAAAAGATGGGTGACATCCTCACTCCCTTTCCCGCAGTGCGGCGCGGCCTGCCGACGTGAGCCATTCACCGAGTTCAATTGCTTCTTCTGGTGAAAGATATGTGCTTGCCGTCTCGCCAAAGCCGGTTTCAGTATCGCCCGCCCACGGTTCGCTTATCTCAACGTGTATCTGTCGCCCAGAAATAGCAGCGCAGAGTTCGTCGCCGACCATCCCAGTTTCGATGACTATTCTTTTGTCGTCCTTATTGATGCTCATTCCCCACCGCCTTTCAGGGCTTGGCGACCGACTTCCGAGATGACATCGGGCGGTCCATAACGGACATATTCATGCTCGCCGGGTTGGGCTTCGATGAAGCCTAATTTTCGCAATCCGCATGTTTGTTCGTCACTCAGAAATCCTGTCGGATGCTTCGGAGAAAGCCATGCCATTTCTCCGTCTTGGCTAAAGACCATGACATGCCCAGCATTCAGAGCTTCCAACACTTCTCGTTGCGGTGCTGTCAGCTTCATTCGCTCTGCTCCCCAAGTGCGGAGGCGGCGAGGAACACGGACAGCCGATCTTTGCCATATCCTCTGCCGTGCGGCATATTGAAATGTCTTTCTATGATTTCATGGAGGTAACGATCCTCCTGTAGAGCGGCGAGGACGGTGGAGAGGATATCTGCCGCCGTTGTGTTCGGATCGGCCATTTTCGCGGCGACAATGGCTTTCAGTTCATCGTGGATCATGTTGAAATCTCCAGAATTGCCCGATAGGCAGCCCGTGCTTGCTCGATGCTGCGCAGTTCGGCGGTATGGTATCTTTCGATGCCCAGCGCCGTTGCTATGGGCGCATAGAGCTCTTTCCTGTCGAAACGACCGGATTTCCAGAGCGGATCCAGAAGGGCGTGAATATGGAAACGAGCTCTTTTCAGCTCAGGTGTCGGAATACAGCCGAGAGGGGCGGTTCGCTGTTTGGTCTTATAATGACAGCCGACAAAGTTGCCGCAGGCATCACATTTCCAAAAAGGAAGGCGGGCCAGATCGCGACGATGCGGATAAATCTCCGCACCATCGGTAAGGCGAGCATTCACGTCCGACGAACAACCACAACAGTATATGAGACGCGAAGTCATGACGACTTCCCTCCCAGCATGGCGCGGGCGGCTGCGTCCATTGCTTCACCGATCTTTTCCCATTCGTGGGATGTGAAGACTGCGGGGTCTTTGAGGTCCATAGGCGCGCGGCTCTTGTATCGCTGCCAGCAATAATCGACTGCCGCCTTACGCATGGCGTCCTTGACTTTTTCAGCAGCCGCGAGCTTGGCTTCGAGGGCTTCGGCGTGCTTCTTGCCCTCGTCGTAAAGCTTATTCCGCAAAGCTGTGACGCGGACTGAAATGTCATTGACGGTCAGGCCAATACTATCCGTCTGGCCCATCGTGGCATGACTGACGATCATCGCGCGCTCGGTCTCAAGTTCCTTAATCCGCGCATCCTTCGCCGCGTTGTCGGCTTTCAGTTTGTCAATACGCTTTTCCATAATGATCGCCATGTCAGACCAACTCTCAACAAGGTCTGACAGTTTCGCAATTTCCGCATCCTTCGCCGCGTTGTCGGCTTTCAGTTTGTCAATACGCTTTTCCATAATGATCGCCATGTCAGACCAACTCTCAACAAGGTCTGACAGTTTCGCAATTTCCGCATCCTTCGCCGCGTTGTCGGCCACTGTAGGCAAAGCATCAAGTTTCTCCTGCCAATGTTTAACAACAGCGGCTATGTGCTTTTTGTGTGCTTCATCCTTCGCCGCCAATAGCTCCTCAGCCTGCGAGCGGGTGACGAGTTCGCGAAGTTCGTAAGGAATGCCAGCTTCATCTTTTCCGTTCGCTCTTATGAATGATAATTCACTAGGCAAGCGAGGATTGCGCCACGGATGATTTCCAGTTTGAAGAAGGCAGCGCATTTGCGTTTCAACCGTCTCCAGTCCCGTATCTGTAGCGGCAGGCGTGGGGCGGGTGACAAAATAACCTTCCTTCTGCCATGCCTCGAACCACCACAAAGCTTCACTTCTGACAGGACGTTTTGATGCTTCATCGAGCAGGACGAAATCATGACGGTAGGACAGACAAACGCTGTCAATCGTCTCTTGGGTGGGCTTCAATTCACTCGCCATGACGGTCGCCTCCTGATGGGGGGGTGGCGGGCTTGAGAAAGCAAATCCAGTGCGTGTTCGCCTGCTTGCCGGAAACGTGCCCGATAACAGGGCGTACATCTGTGAGTGCGAGGATTTCCCGCACTTTGATTTGCGTCTCATTCCATTTGAAAATGAGGGTGCCGTGAGGTTTCAGAACACGAAACGCCTCGGCAAATCCCTGTCGTAGATCGTCACGCCACGTTTCTCGGTTAAGTGCGCCGTATTTGGCGCGCAGCCAGCTTGTCTCGCCAGCGTTGACCAGATGTGGCGGATCGAACACGACAAGGCTGTATGTCTCGTCTTCGAATGGCAGATTGCGGAAGTCGATAAGCTGATCCGGCGATATCACTAACTCGCGGCCGTCGCACAGAATATGGCTTTCCTTGCGGATATCACCGAATACGGCGCGTTCATCGGACTTGTCGAACCAAAACATGCGTGACCCGCAACACACATCAAGAATGGGCTTCATCACGCCACCTCGCCGCTTGGAGGGGTGGGGAGAGGAAGCCAGTGGGTGGGAATATCGGTTAGGTACGACAAAGCACCCTTCCAATCTCCATTCACCCACGAAGCTGCGGCTTCGCTAACGTCGAATTCATCCACCTTTTCATTGAAAAGAGCAGCCATGAATTCGTCCATGCTGCATGGCCTGCCGTCTTCCCCCTGCGCCCCCGCTTCGTCGGGCTTATCCGCTACTGGATGGAGGGCGCGGATGGCGGCGGCAGCGGCTACGCGTCCGTTATGGAAGCCACTCTCGCAGTCTCTGCATTCTGCAAGTGCTGATTGATGATCGAATAAAGGACTGTTGCCTTCTGCGGCCCGCGCCGCTTCCTCCAGCACAGCGGCTCTGCCAGTGGAAGGCTCAAGCGCTGACCTGATGCGAGCCTCATAATCGGCCTGTGCGGCGGCTTTGGCGGCGCCGAGGGTTTCGTACCAAACCCATCCGCTTTGATGGCTGGAAGACAGGCGGAAATTGTTATCTGGCCAAAGCGCGATAGTATATTCCCCTGCAACCGTGATCGACACCAGATACCGCGTCTTGCCTCTTGTGGCGTTTGTCCATGCGTCCATTGTCTTCACCCGCACTGCTGCTAGGTGAGGTGCGGCGCGATCATTCCAATGAGAAACGGCGTCTTCAACGGTTTCCGCATCAAAGCAGGTCAGGTTATTCTTGCAATCGGCACATCCGATATGGATCGGTAAAACCCATTGACCTCCGCTACCTAGCGCATCTGGTTCGATATAAACATTTTCACTGGCACACCGAGGGCAAGGCATCGCCTGTACTGCCTGTTCTGGGGTGGTCATGTGATGATTTCCCTCGTGACAAGGTGCCGTCTCGGCAGAATTTTCGATGAAGTGGGGGGCGGGTCATATCGACAGGGACCATCAAGAGGCCCTTCGACTGCCAGTAGGCTTGTGTCCGCTGAATGCCGCGAAGCCAGAAAAAGTACTCTTCCCACTTCTCAAGGTGATGCTGGTCGAGCGCCTCATGGCAGGCTGAGCATCCGAAAGCAGCGTGGAAATCATCGCTCTTGTTGCCCATGCCCTTAACATCGGAAGGAGCATGGCAAAGAACAGTGGTTTCGGAATCGTGGTTACAGATGCCCGGGATTTGGAAGCTGCAAGGCTGTCCCTTAGCGCTCTTGCGCAACTTCGTTGATACGATGCCCATCACAGCCCCCAATCCAGAGAGCCTCTGCGGTAGGAAATACCGCGCTCAACTGCGATGATGGTTGCCATGACGTTGCGAAGTTCAGCTTCGAAATGGCTGTGCCGCTTCTTCTGCTTCTTGGCCTTTGCTATTTCAGCCTTGAGTGATTCCGCCTTGCGACGAAGGCGAGGGAGTGGATCGACATAGCGTTCCCAGATGGCACGGAACTTGGATGCGATGAAATGAATAAACATCAGGCTGCGTCCTCCAAGAAGGCGAGCGGGTCATAGCCGATGGCTTCGGAAAGCTTGCTCATCGCCAGTTCCATGTAAGTGGAAAACTCGTCATGGTTCATGGCTTCAAAGGACGTGCTGTCCGTTGCGATGTAGGATGATCCGTCGAGGTTGTAACGAATTTCGACATATCCGCAGGCACGCTTGAGGGCGTCATGAAGCTTCTCGGCGGTTGGCCATTTGCCAGTTGCCTTGACGACTTCGCTTAGCGCTTTCCAATAGGTGCGATGTTTCGGAAGGGATCGCTTTGTCAGCGATGCCAGGTTGAACTCAGTTCCAAGTGGAGCCGCCAGTAGCAATTCAGCATCGAAGCTTGAAACGGGTTGCAAGCCACGTGGTGTCTTGCGAACGATGATGAGAGACTTTTCTTTCTTCGCCATCATCGGAACTCCGGCGCAAACGGGATCTCATCGTCCAGATCATTCGAGAAGTTTGCGGGCTGTCCAGCATGTCGTGATGGCGTAGGCTCTGGCCGCTCATCTCGCTTCGGTGCGTCGAAATCGATGTGATCGACGCGGATTGCCGGATAGGTCTTTCCGTCATACTCGCGCATGCTGAACTCGCCGGAGGCCGTAATCTTGGTTCCCTTGCGCAGATACTGCTCAAGGCTCTCGCCGCGCTTGCCCCAGATAGAAGCATCGAACCAGATCGTGCTTTTGTTCTGACCGTAGCCTTCATCGACGGCGACCGTGAAGCCGAGAACAGCATCACCATTCTGTGTGCGACGGAGAACAGCGTCTTTGCCAATGCGGCCCGTGATGTTGATGATCTTCATGGTTAAGCCGCCTTCTGTTCTTCGGGGAGCGTGTTGCCGTATTCGGTGAGCGCTTGCTTCAAGTTGGCCTGCCAGTCAGTCGGCAGCTTGCGGCGCAGGGCTTCGCATTCAGGATCACGCCACCACCGGCCAAGATCGGCGCGGGTTGTGTTCTGGCGCATGTCTTTCTCAAGAGCCGCATAGGTTGCGCGGGTTTCGTCATTCTTCGGCGCTGGCTTTCCGGTGTTCGCTGGCTCCGAAGGCTTCGCACGAACTTCGTCCGGCATTTCATCCTCGGAGTAGACAAGGCCATGAATGCCAACCAGCTTGAGAACGACGCGATCCTTTGCCCGCTTTTCAGCCATGGCCCAAGGATAGGCATTCTTGTTGTTCTTTGGGCTGGCTTCGCCGGTCGCCCATTCAACGCGGTCGCCCATCTTCCCAGATACGACCATCACAGCGATGCCGTTGGCGGTATCTGCCTGAACGATCTGGGGCACTGACCATTCGACGCTTGCCTTGGTAGCGACTATTTCCAGAGCGGCATGCTTGCAAACCCATTGCTTGTTTTGCGGGATTTGCCAGAAATCGCTGGCGGCTAGTCCGTACTGGTCGCGAACAGCTTCAATGCGTGGATCGAGCGCGCTCATCACTTGCTCCTGATCATGAGAGAATGAACGCCTATCGTCAGATGCGCGCCGGGGATTTCGTTCCCTGCTTCAAGCGCTTCCTTGATGGCTTTCATGTCGGGTTTCTTTTCGAGGCGGTAAAAGCCTTGCGGAATGGCTTCGAGTTCGGTCACTTCGGCTTTGACGCGAGGCTCCAGAACGCTGTAGGTCGCAAATGGTGTAACCAGCTTTTCAACGTCTGCCGCGTTGAGAACGGCGAGTGAGAGGGCCTTGTAGCCGTCTGCCTGCTTCTCGAAACGCTTCTGGCGATCGGCGGCATCATCCTTCTCAGCCTTGGCGCCTTCTGCCAAAGCTTCGGCCTTGCGCATCCGGCGATAGACACGGCGCAGAAATTCAATCGCGCTCGTTTCGCCATCGATCATATCAACGCGCAAATCTTCGTCATCGGCCAGTTCCGGATTGTCGGAAACCAGTTCTGAAATCTGAGCTTCGATAGAGGCGAGGTCCGCCTTGAGGTAACGATCACTCATGACGCAAGCCTTTCCTGTCGGGCAATCTCAAGATTTCCCCAAGCCTTCGCTCGGTATTCCCAGTAGTAATCCCACCATTTGCGGGCGAGGTGATCGCACTTGCTTGCTTCTTCATCGATAGCTACTGCGCGGCAATAGTTCGCTGTGTTGCGGTGCTTTCGAGCAGACGAGAGATAAATTTCAGCGCGCGGCGTCATGCTGCCCTCCTGTCATGAATGATTGCGATGGGGTTGAAGTCTTCAAGGATCTTGTGAAGCTCTAGGCGAACATCTGGCGGTAATGGACCGGCTAGAAGGTCAAAAATCGCCTGCTCCTTTTCCTCAACGGTGCTTGTCGTGCTGATGGCGATCAGAAACAGATCAACCTTGGGGAGTGTGAGATGATCGGCGCTCATGCTTCACCTCTGGCGTTTGACAGCACCTTGTGCGCTGTCTGTGCTGCAGCTAAGAGTTCCTTCCAGTCTTCATCTCCAATAAGAGCGCGAATTTCCGGGCCGAAGCCGCCGAGTGGGGCAAGAGAACCAACAAGACCAGCCAGTGCGCTAATCGTGTCAGGCGTGTGGATTGCTTCAGAGGCCATCGACTTCCCTCCTTGCCAAATCTGCCAGTTTTTCAAAGTGGCAGAGCTTAAGTGCGATTGCGGATAGGATGAGAAAGGCGATAGCAGGAAAGCACGCCATGACCGTGAGGAGGAGGCTCATTCTGCCGCCTCCAGAAAGCGAGCATTTGCAAGATCGAACGCTTCCAGCTTCTGGCGATGCTCTAAAAGGGCTACGTAGCCGTTGTTGCTCGCAGACCAGTGCTTTGCAGCAATCTTCTCAGCTTCGCGCTTAATCACACGCTCAAGACGGTACATCGCGGCTTCAAAACTCATTTCCGGCTCTATGCCGGCCAGAACTTCAAGGCTGATGCGGGTGTGAGCACCACGTTCGATCTGTTTGCAAACGTCGCCGAAAGTAACCGGCTTTTCTGCCTTTACGGTCAGGCCGATAAGCGTCTTTGCCACTTCGTTGTAGGTATTCTGGATTGAAGGATGCATGTTGCGCTCCGATCTCTTTGTTGAGATCAGACTATGAGAAACTCATAACTATGTCAAACACAAATATGGAAAAGTCATAATATTTTTGACGAGCGCATTTCGCTATGGCAGAATCACAATGCAAAGACCCGGCCAGTGACCGGGCGTTATGACGTTGAGAAATCAGAGAGTAGGGGAGGCATATATGTGAACCGCAGCGCGTGGCGCGCTATTCCGATAGCTGCCTATCAACAGCATCTATCCAGCGGCGGATTACGCCAAGAGATCGCGGGCCGATGTTGACAATTGTGCGCGGATCTAGCTGGAGGAATTCATCTGGCGTCGGCTCCCATTCACGAGGAATAATCGGCCAGTCATAATTTGCATGCCACAAAGCATTTCTGATCCGCGAATAAATTGCGGCGCTATGACAGAAGTCTTGTAGGGCTGGCAGCTTGTCCATGCCCGATATTATCACGAGTGATCGCGATGCAAATGAAAAACCCCGCCGAAGCGGGGTCTAAACTAAGCGGGTTTGGATGCTATCGCTTTAGGCTTGAAGGCTTCGATAGCCGCTGCCGCATGTTTTGCTGGGATTTGCCCTTGCTGTACCTTGTTGTTAAGATATTTCGGAAAGCCTGTGGTTAAATAGGTTTTCCGAAGCCATTTGCGGAATTCGGCCAGTGCGTCATCCGGATAGCAGTAGGCAGGCTGAGGGTTTGACATTGCTTGCGGAAAATACGCGGGGTAATTGTGGTCATACTGCTTTCTCTCGCCGTACAACACTTCAAGGCTATTGTCTTTCCAATACTTTGCCCAAGCCTGCCCGACGCTAATGTCAGGAATAAACTTGCTTCCGAGATTTGCGCCTTCGCGGATCATCGTAACAAGCATGTCGGCGATCTCTTTAAAAATAGAGAAGTAGCCATCTGGAACAGTATGATACGAAAGAGAAACTCTATCGTGGAACTGTTTCCAAGATACGTCGACAGCGCCAGATGGGTTGTATCCCACCTGTGAATAGATGAAGTCTTCAAATCCCTTGCGAGCGAGAACACGGAAGCTGCGAAGGGCATGCTCTTGGGCCGCACTATTGGCTTCAAAAGCATAATATTCCAGGATTGCCATACAGACCACATCCGGAACAATGTGCTGGATAGTGCCGTCTTTTAACACGCCCCAGAACGCAACTGTATCGTCTCCACCATTCTCGCGAATAATCTCTCGGATCCGCTTTTCGCGTGGCTTTAACGGCTCATCAATCCACTGAGATGTGATCCTCACGATCAATGAGTGGTCAACGCCACACATGGCAGCTAGTCCCCGCAAGGTAAGATATGGCGTCCCATTGTTAAGGACACCCATGCCGACCCCGTTTCTCTCGGTCTCAACAGCTACCAAAAGATTCAGTTCACCTTGCTCGGGGGTGGTGCTCGTTGTTACTTCTTTTGTCAAATTATATAGCCTTTTCAATATGTTAGAGTGGTGCTCAACTTGGCGAGCAGTCACATTGAATGCGGCTAGGGGGAACATTTTCCCTTGACAATATGGGCTGAGTACATATTTAAAGCCCACAAGTGATCACTTAACCAGCCGCAAAGTTGGTATTCAGACCCGGACGGTGCGCTAACACCTCCGGGTCGCTCTGTTTCTGTGACTCGCACAGGTTTGTTCCAAATGGGGACAGAACAAAGCCTTTTCAAGGCAGTGCGCTTAAAAAGTAACGTAACGTAAATACTTTTGTGAATATCGACGCGCCAAGCGCTCGATTATGGTCCGGCATTGTCATGCGATGGACTGATTGTGGCTACTCCTCTTCTCTTACACAACATCTAGCGGCGGTAAAATGCCGTTAACGCTTCGTCAAGAATGTTCTTGTTTCGTTCTCATATCTGAGTCATCCTGTCGCACAAAACAAGCGTACAGGGAGTAATGAGTATGGGCATGCAAACCAATTATATCGTGCAGAGCTACACGAAGGTGAAGGGCGGGAACTTGCGCCCGGATACGCCTTTCATTGCAAAAGACGTGGCTCATGCGAAGCGAACGGCAGAACGCATGGCTGCAAGCAGCCCCATGGTTATCGCCTTCACCAATACAGGCGATGCAGACACAGGCGATTTTGACCCGCCTAAGCTAATCTATGCTCATGGCGACAAACTGCCGCCAGAAGTCGAAGAGATGGAAAAAATTTAGCTCGGGGGTTGTAAATGATCAGGTATAAGCCGCGTACAATTTCTAAAAGGGATCAGACCCTTGTGGAATTGCGGGGCATTGCTGGCGGCTTATCACTGCTGGAAATGCGCAGAATCATTGAGCGCGATGCTACTCTGAAGATGATTTTGCTTTTGCCTGAGCCTGTTCTTGATGAGGCTCTGCTGGTTGGTAAGGCGCTGCAAGCTTGCGCAAAACATCGGCATAGCTCTCCTGAAGATCTGGAGGAAGGCTATCATAAGCCATAAGTATCTCACGATACTTCGACGCGAGATCGACCATGGGGCCGGTCCCGCGCATCAGCCATTCAAAGCGCACTTTGAACCGCTTGGCATACATCTCCCCTTTGTCAGCCCTGAAGCCTGAGCTTCCATTTTCATGCCCGGCATATGTTGGATATGGCACGCCGAGAGCCTCGGCAGCATCCGACGCTTTGTCGAAGCCTGCTTGCTTGCGAGCAGCTGCTAATCTTTCATGAAGTTCCATGATTGTGATTATGTCATAATCCTCTATGAGAAACTCATTGACAAATAACTATGAGTTTTCCATAGTTGCGATATGGAACAGAAAATCGATGTCCGCTCACTCCGCACCAACTTGAAGATGACCCAAGCCCAGCTTGGTGCTGCAATAGGCGTTGACCAAAGCACAGTATCGCTGTGGGAAGCAGGCATGCAGCCACGCGGACCGGCGCTGAAGCTTCTTTCGATGTTGGCAAGTGGCGGCAAGGTTCCTTCTCCCAAGCGCCCCCGCTCTGTGAGGGCGTCGATATGAGCAACTCGCGCCTGAAATTCTTCTATCAGAGATGGGAGCGCCTTGAAGCAATCAAGGAAGCTACTTCTGAAGATCTTAAAAACCTCTTTTCGGAGATGAAAAGCGAGGGCCACGAAACGAAGGCGGTTCGCGCTGCATTTCGTCGTGTTGCCGCGTTCGAAATCGCTGAAAAGAAAGAGGAAATTGAAGATCACGAAGCCCTCGTTGAACAGTATTTCGACGCCCTTACGCGCGACACGCGCGAGGGAGGTGCGGAATGACCCCTTCAGTTCGCCTTGGATTTATCGGGTTGTGCCAGAGCTTCTCCGATAAGATCAGAAAGAGCATCTCGAAGCTGCTGCGCGAAAACGAGGTCCATCCTCAAGCGCGTGCATATATGAGCTTCAGGCTGGTTTACCCCGTCAGCAATGGCGGTGGCGAAGGACAAGGCAATAACGCCATTAGACTGGCGGTTTTCAACGAAAAAATTGGGAACAACAACGGGAACGCCTGCGTCGACAATCTCCACGTCGACCTCGCCAACTCGGAGAACCTTGCCGCTCTTAACCGTAATGTCGTTACTCATAATTCGCCTCTTTTGAAGAATCGTAATGCCTCGATTGGGCGCAACTTTGCGACCCGTAGTCAATCGCTTTCGTCTGTCTCCCAAGCCCCCCGTGCGGCAGACGATAAAGGCCGGTCCGCCGAGGAACGTGCGGACCGGCCTACAGAACAGGGCGGCGGCGATGATTAAGCCCTGCTCAATCTCAAATCTCAGAACCTGCGGGGCGCTTTTTGCGCGTTCTTTCAAGTTCAGCACGGTCTCCCGCAGTAGTGGGCGCAACGTGCTGGCGCGTGGTGACGGCAGATCTTCCATTGCTAACCTGGAACAATTCATCACGTCTTTCTGCGCCTTCGTCATTCCTTCGGGCTATCGCGGCTTTGCGAGCGTTTTGCAGAACTCTCCATGCCGCGTGCCCGATGTGTTCAACCATGTCCGTCCTTCTGCTGTGTCCCTGTTCGTTCGTCTGATCAGGAACTTAGCGAGAGGCTTTGTGCATGACGGACTCAAAAATTCAGTCAATCGAGCATCAATTGGTTTCGGAGCGCGACATGAGTAGCTGCGAGATGGCGGGCCGCTATGTCCGCGAAATGACGGATAGAGAGGCGAAAGGGTGGGGCGACCAGAACAACGCCCTCAAGCGCCTTAGCCGTCGATACGGCATGTCTTACTGGACTTTGAACAATCTGCGCATCGGACGATCCAAGACGGTTGAGGCTTCGATCTTCAAGCGCGTTCAGTCCGCATACTTCGATTACTGCGAGCGCCAGATAGCGCAGCTTCAACACGACCTAGAAATAGAAAAGGCGGTGAACGTCGATGCTCATATGGAGGATTTTATGGGCGAGGCTTCGCAGCTTCTGGCGAAGGTTCGTGAAGCGAAGAAAGCAGCAAAAGGAACAGCTCGAGCGGCGGATGGAGGCCGATAGGAAATGAACGCCATCCTCGTCGCTCTCTTATCGACACTCCTAACAATCCTGCTGGTCTGCATGATCGGCTTGCTCATTGCGGCGAGGTACTGATGCAAAAACTTCGCGTCCTCGATCTGTTCAGCGGCATTGGAGGAGGTTCCCATGCCTAAAGGCATCTATCTTCGTAAGTCGCGCCTGCCAAAGCAGTATCCGCCGACCATCGTTGCCCAGGTTAGGGAATTGTATTCGGACGGTCATACACAGACAGAAATCGGCATTGTCGTGGGCCTGTCTCAGAGGGTCATCCATACGCTCATGAAGCGCCACGGGATTGAGGCGCGCATAGCTGCTAAGCGCAATCAGTGGGGAGACCAAAACCACGCATGGAAGGGCGACGAAGCGAGCAAATACGCCTTCCATCGGCGCCTTTACTCAAGATTTGGGAAGCCTTCCAAATGCACCGTTTGTGGGACCGAAGAGGCAGATCATTACGACTACGCCAATTTGTCAGGTCACTACGAAAACATAGATGACTACGCCGCGATGTGCCGGTCCTGCCATTGGAAATACGACGACAAAATCACGAACATAACGAAAGGAGGGATGCCGAATGCGCAAGCTTAAAGTTCTTGATCTGTTTTCGGGCATCGGCGGCTTTCACCCTCGGACTTGAGCGTACAGGCGGCTTTGAAACCGTGGCGTTCTGCGAAATGAAGCCACATGCACAGGCTGTTCTCGCAAAGAATTTTCCGGGCGTACCGTGCCACGACGATGTGACAACATATGAATTTTATGAAGGAGAAGCAGATGTCATTACAGCTGGCTTCCCATGCCAAGATGTTAGCTTCGCCGGTGCAGGCGCCGGATTGTCCGGCTCCCGTTCTGGATTGTACCGGGAAGTCATTCGAGCCATTCGCGTGGTACGACCCGTCAGGGCAGTGCTGGAGAACGTGGCAGCTTTGCTTAGTCGAGGGCTGGGAACGGTTCTCGGAGACTTGGCCGAGATCGGGTATGACGCGGAATGGCATTGCATACCGGCGAGTGCCGTTGGTGCCCCTCACAGACGAGATCGCGTTTGGATTGTTGCCGACGCCAGAAGCGAGCAATACGAAATCAATCGCTCTCCGATCAGCGGGGCGCTCTCCAAGGAACTTTCTGAAGCCGCTTCCGACGCCGACAGTAAGCGGCAATTACAATCGCAAGGGTGCGTCGAAAACGAACGGAGACGGACTAGCAACGCGGGTTGGTGGGCCTCTGAACCCCACGTGGATCGAGTGGCTTATGGGATACCCAATGGGGTGGACCGCCTTGAAGAATTGGGGAACGCAGTCGTCCCGCAAGTCCCGGAAATATTAGGACGCGCAATCCTCGAAGCTATTGCCCGCAAGGCAGAAGGCGAGGCGGCATGATGAAGCTCTCGCTCCCGTTCCCTCCTTCTGTCTGGGATATCTATGTAGGCTGGGGCAAGACACGCCGTCTTTCGCCTGAATATGCGAAGTGGCGCAATGACTGTGGCTATTTCCTAGCGCGGAAGAATGAATTCATCGACGGTCCATTCAGCATTCAGGTTGCCTTAAAGCGCCCGCATAAGCGCACCGATCTGGATAACAGGCTGAAAGCCATCCTCGACGTTCTTCAGCATTACAAGGTCATCAAGAACGACAGCCTCTGTGAACGCCTCACAATGACGTGGGATGCCGGTTTGAAAGAGGAGTGCGTCGTCATATTGCAGCGCGCCGAGGAGGCGCAGGCGGCATGAGCAGATGGGTGCGCGTCCAATCAGATATTCTTGATCATCCCTTGTTCGCCAATGCGGAGCGTTCAGAGAGCGATGCATGGCTGTGGCTCATAGCGAATGCTGCATGGTCGCCAACGCATCACCGCATCGGCAATGACATTGTTCCTGTTCCAGTTGGTTCGGTATTCGTCACCCTGCGCGGGCTGGCGAAAGAGTGGAATTGGAAGTCTGAAAAGCGGGTCCGCACCTTCCTTCGTGTGCTCGAAAACCACGAAATGATCGTGACAAAAACGGACGCAGGCAAGACGCAGGTAACTATCTGTAATTACTCAAAATATCAGGAAAGCGGACGCACACAGGACGCAGAGCGGACGCAAGACGGACGCACTAAATACACCAATACACCAGATACATCTTCACTTCGTTCAGATGTTAAGGCGCAAGCGACCGCAAAAGCAAAACGCGGATCGCGACTACCTGACGATTTCAAGGCCGATATCTCGGAAGCCTCTCGTATCGGACTTTCCGAAGCCGATGCGATCCGTGAAGCCGATAAGTTCCGCGATTACTGGAACAGTCAGCCGGGGCAGCGTGGCGTCAAACTCGATTGGCAAGCCACATGGCGCAACTGGTGCCGTTCTGCCGTCGAGCGCAAGCCGCACCGCAAGGAACCTCCTCCAAAGACTTCAACACCGAGGAATGCAGGCGAAGCGGCATATTTGGAGTTACAGCGAAATGGTACCGACGACATCAGCCCAGAATTCAAACAGCTTCTATTCGGCGGCGACACCGGCAGAGATCGACGCGAGCCTAACACTGCTGAAATCATTACCCTCGAAAGCAAGCGATACGGCGGATTTTGACCGCAAGGTTTTCATGATGGCGCTGGAAGGCGTTTCCAAGGGAGCGCTTGCAAAATCGGTCAAGGATGTTCTTCGCGGCGTCCTCGGTCATGGCTTCCATCCATCGGCCCCAGAACTGCGCATCCTGTGCAACGAGAACCAAAATGCCGTTGCTGCCGACGCTGCGCGTGAGCGGATTCTCCGCGAAACCATTGAAGAAAACAAGCGACTGGCCGCACCCAAGGTCGAGCGCGATGAAGCTTTCTATGAACGTGGACGTAAACGCATGGAAGCATTCCACGCGGCCATGAAAACGGGCGACGAAAAAGCGCAAGAGAATTCTTACGAAGCAGCAATGGCTCGCCTACAGGCGGCGGCAGAAGCCAACGGCCACGAATTCAACATCGACAATCTCACCTCCGCTCCTAGCGGATCATTCAAGCAAGTAGGGAGGGCAGCATGAACACGCTAACTCCAAAGCAGAAAGAGGCCTTGGATTTCATCAAGGGCTACATCGCATCAAAAGGCTATGGGCCGTCCTACGATGAAATTCGTATCGGCCTTGGCTTTTCATCCAGAACAAGCGGGCATCGCCTTGTGCACAACCTCGTCAAGCGCGGAGCCATCGAAAAGCCCGCTGGCCTTGCCCGCTGCTATTCATTTCCAAAAGGGAGGGCCGCGTGATGTACGCAAGATCATATCGCACAGAAGCCAATCCAAGATATCAGGCGGCAGTAGCCGAGCAGCGTCGACGCGAGCAGGCGAGAATTGAAGAAAAGAAGCGCCAAGACGATGCAAGGCGCAGTCGTCAGGACATCTTTGACGAGGAAACCAAACTCCGTCTCGACGCTGAGCGCCAAGTGAGGGAGAACCTAAAACAAGCTGCCGCCGCTAAAAGAACAGCGGAGACCCTCGCGAAATACCGGGAAATCGTGGTGGGGAAAACCGTCCAAATTTCGGTTCGCGACATCATCACCGTTGCCGTTGAAGGAACGAACTTCACCTATGACGATGTCGTATGTCATTGCCGCACCCGCACCATGACTAATGTGCGTCACTACGCAATCCTCTGCGCGTGGGCATTCCGTACAGACCTGAGCTTACCGCAGCTTGGAAAGTTTATCGGCGGTCGCGACCACACAACCATCCTTCACGCTACCGGCAGATTTGGCTTCGAAAGCAGGCACGAAGCAGCGGTGTTCATCAAAGAACACGGCAGACAGGCGACGATAGCCCGCCTTTCCAAACAAGCGGCATAGGAGAGGGCGATGAACCGAATACTCGTGGAAATGGACGCTGATGGCTTTTTCACATTCTCATCGGATGAGCCGGTGACAGTTATCACCGTTTCGGAAAACGCTCCGAATGATCGCGTTTATCAGATGCAAGTAAAAGTCAGCCCCGACTATATCGACAGCATCCTCGGTGACGACCTTACGGGCCATATCAATGACGATGCCGAAGGCAAGCGACCGTCATTGAAGCGCAAGAGCATTCAATAACCCCAGTCAGCGAGGAACGGACATGGCGGCGATCACAGAACAGCGAAAGATTGCAGACAAGAGATTGCGCGATGCTCTTAAAGTGGCACGGCGCAAGCATGAGGAGCCTGGAAGCCTCAAATCAACGGTACGCCTGTGCGCGGCACCGAACCCGCACTTTAATCCGGCGCATCGGCCTTCACGGTCGAACCCGATCAAGGTTGATGCCTTGATAAATATCAAGGAAAGCGCCGTGGGCACGCTTTACGCGCGCGGACATATCAATGATGCGCAGTGGTCAGCAGCTGGACGATTCCGCATGTACTGGGAGCAGTCCGGTGCTAAGGGCGCTATCGCAATCGACTATGGCCGGGTTCAGGTTGACGGCGGCAAGGCGCTCGATCCGCTGCCTGATCGCGTGGTCGAGGCAACGCATCATCTCAATAGCTGCCTGCCTATTCTCGGAAAACGTACCTTCGATCTCATGATCAAAGTCGTCGGGCAGGGCATGGAAATTACCGACATAGCCAAAACACAGCGCGAGAAGACGACATTCAGCGATTACATCAAAGATGGCCTCGAAGAATTGTCTGTGCATTGGGGGTATAAAACGCGATAGGTAGTTGCCCGCTTAAGCGAATTACACTATATTTTGTATTGTGGTGATTTGCGCTTAAGGCGCGATCCGATTTGCAAGGCGGTCTTCGGGCCGCTTTTTTGTTTTCTGGTGCCGTGCATCCGGTAACGCTCCTGCAACAAGGGATGCAGTGACAGGAGGGCCAGAACAGAATGCGAGGATTGCGGTGTTATGTTAATCCGGCAAGATCGCAAGTAGCCAACGGCCAGCGAAGATAGCCGTAGTCGGTTAAGGGTGGCGTAAAGACGTTGTGAGAGCCTCGCCGAAAGGGGCTGATAAGCGCATTAATAAATTGAATATGCGCTCTTTTCAGCCCCGCCTTGAGCGGAAGGTCAGTATGAAGTGCCCAACACGAGGTACAAGCACCACATCAATATTAAGAGAAAAATGCCAATGAGTATTTTAGTTACGGTTTCTGGTTTCATCGGGTACCTGTAATAAGAAGCCATCGGCCCTCAAACGCCTCTGCGCATTTCAGATAGCTATCGCCTTTAAAGTGTTGCTCGATAGGCGCCGTTGGGCGAGTATTCCACCAGCAAACTAGCGACGTTGTAACAGAAGATACGCTATCGCCGCAGTCACACCGACGGCGGCCCAAACAGAAATGATACCAGGATTGTCTTTGGTGTACTGAATAGCCTTTTGCCCTTGATCCCGCGCCTCGGTTGCGATGTCGCTTACGACGTCGGTTGTTGTGTGAAAGGCGTGTTCTACGCTTTCGGAGGCGCTGCTTGTTTGTTTAGCTGCTCTGGAGGACAAATCTTTTATTTGCTCACGCAGTATTGTGATCTGTTCCGCTAGTTTTTCTTCGATGCTCTGAGCCATTGTGACCTCCTTTTAGTTTCCTGGGCTCCGCCCTCAACGTCCTACCGATCAATGGTCTCTGCCATTATCCGGTGTTTATCGATGAACGACTTTAGCGCGATCCGAAGGCTGTATTCATCATAGGTGCCTTCCTGAAAACGACGCGTTAGGTATCTCGCCGCACCGGTGCGCAAAGCCTGGGTGTCTCCCGGTTTGCGAGCATCCCTAAGAAGGCGGGAAATCATAGTAATGTTTCTGGAGTTCAAGGCTATGGAAGACATGACGTCCTCCTTCGTTGCGGGCTAGGCTTTTGAAGCCTGAACGACAGCGCCCGTTCCAAATGCTGTCGTGATATCTACCATGCGCCTTATGTGACCGGAAAGCAATTAAGGCTAAGATGTGTTCCGGGCGTGTGGAAACCGAAAACGTCAAAATTCAAGTGTAGCGCGACATCACGCTAATCTTATCAAGAACAAGAAAAGTGCTCTGCTTTTCGGCCTAAAATACGATTTCAAGAACATCTAGACATCGATGGGGGTCAAGAAGCCCAACCACACAAGTACTGTAACTAGAACAAAAAGCGCAAATATTGATATCTGAATAATGGCTCGATTTTTCCGTTTCATCGACCACGACGTGCTATTCTAGCGATGCGTTCAGCTATTATACTAGGAATTGGAAAGGGGGGCTTAACCGGCGGCTCACCGTCCTCTTTTTGGCCCGCTGAGCCGGTGCACGTCTGGTTTGTGGCTTCCTCGGTTTTTCGAAAGCCTAACAAATCCAGCATTTTTATCGGATCGCGTCGGGTTGCTAAGAACGCTGACATTGGCCCCTCATCTTCGTTCAATATGGACGGAGGAGCGTCGTTTGAAGAAGCACTTACGTGCGTGCGAAGAATTGCTTCACGCAACGACTTCAGATCAAGTTTTCGAAGGAACCGATTGTAGATATTGGAAGACATAAAAATCTTCCTTTTGTTAGGGCTGGGGTCGCCCCCTTGTCCGCAGCGCCCGTGTCAATTGCTGCCGAGAACATCACCATGCGCCTTTATCTGCGCCATTGCAATAAAGACGGACTCAACCGCATTCACTGCCATAGCTGGAAACAGCTGATTCAAAATCATCCTGTGCGCTTCGCAATCGGCGAAACTCAGAGTAGCAATCGTCTCGGCCTTGGCTATCGCTGACGCAATTGGCATATCGCTTAAGAGCGCTTTCTATATCGCTCGTTGCTGAGTTATAGCTGTTAACAGCGTCGTCGCAGTCAGCGAATGAGATCGTCGTGGCAGTTAGCACGAGTGCGAGCGACATAGCTGGCATCAGAACTGCTTTTTTCGTGGCCGTCATCTAAACTTCCTCCTTTTGCCCATCAGGATTACAACCGTGAGTCTCACGCCAAAACAAGAGCGGTTTGTCGCTGAATACCTGATTGATCTGAACGCCACTCAGGCAGCAATACGGGCAGGATACAGCGAGAAGACGGCTCAACAGCAAGGTTCTCGCCTGTTGTTAAATGTTTTGGTGCAGGAAGCCATTGCCAAAGGGCGAGAAAAGACCGCAGCCAAGCTTGAAATCACCAAAGATCGTATTGTCGAGGAGCTGGCAAAGATCGGCTTCTCGAACATGCTCGATTACATGCGGGCAGGGGCAGACGGTGACCCGTATCTGGATTTCTCGAACCTGACACGCGAGCAAGCGGCAGCGTTGGCGGAGGTCACCGTTGAGGACTTCAAAGACGGTCGCGGAGAAGATGCGCGGGACGTTCGCCGCATCAAGTTCAAGCTTCACGATAAAAAGGGCGCACTGGTCGATATGGCTAAAATGCTCGGCTTTATGATCGAGAAGCACGAACATTCCGGGCCAGATGGCGGACCGATACAGACAGAGACAAGAACATGGCGGGAAGTGCTGCGCAGCGAAAAGAGCTAGAAGCCGCGACATATCTCACCAACCCGAACCTGTACGACTTTTGGGAACGCGTTTTCCTCGGCAAAGCGGATATTGCTGTCCTTCACGGCGGTCGGTCGAGTTCCAAGACAAGAGACACGGCATGTCAGCTTATTCGATTGATTGATCACTTGCCGGTAAAGATGCGCGTTCTGTGCATCAGGCGCTTTCAGAACCGCATTCAGGAATCTGTATATACCGAGCTGAAGTGGGCCATTAATCACCTCTGCCTGCAAGCATCTTACGAAGTCCAGAAGACAACGATTATTCATCGTGCCACGGGCTCGGAGTTCATATTCTACGGCATCGAGCGCAATCTCGAAGACATCAAGGGCACGTCTGACGTTGATATCCTCTGGGTGGAAGAAGCCGAAAAGCTGACAGAGGATCAGTGGGTGGTTATCGGCCCAACTATCCGCAAGGAAGACAGCCTTGCAATCCTTCTGTTCAATCCGAAGTTCGTTACCGATTACGTCTGGAAGAACTTCGTCATCACTGAGCAACCTCATTCAGTAGTGAGGAAGATCGATTACACCGAAAATCCGTTCCTGTCGCAAAAGGCGCTGCGCGATATCGCTGCGATGCAGGAACGTAACCCGGAAATGTTCGAACATGTGTACGGTGGCGTACCGTTAGGAGATAGCGAGCTATCAATCTTCAAGCGCCGTTGGCTGAATGCATGCGTCGATGCGCACAAGCTTCTTAAGGTTGATCTTACGGGACGAAACATAATTGGATTCGATCCGGCAGACGATGGCGAGGATAAAAGTGCCACGGCTGATAAAATCGCGGGCGTCTTCGTTGACGCTGATGATTGGGCGTCAGGTAAGGATGAGCTTGTTCAGAATGCCAAGCGTGTCTGGGCGAAGGCAAAGCTACTCAGTGCAACAGTGTCATACGATACCATCGGTGTTGGTGCTTTTGTCGGTGGCTATATCGATGAGCAGAACCAGACTGACGGATCAAAAGTCCAGCATTTCGCATTTCATGCCGGTGGTTCGGTCATGGATGGCGACAAGCCGAGCGATCCTGCAAACGGTAATAGCCCACTGAACAAAGACGAGTACCTGAATCTCAAGGCTCAGGCATGGGCTAACACGGCGCGCCGGGCAATGCTGACGTTCAACGCAGTCACGCGCGGCCAATCGATCAAGCCAGAGGATGTCCTGTCGTTCTCGTCTGAAATGGGCAAGGCGAAGCTTGATGCGCTGTTCACTGAACTCTGCGTCCCTTGGTGGGTGGAGAGCGAAGGCAAGAAGCGCGTTGTTCCTAAGCTGAAGCTCAAGAAGGATCTGGGCGTCAAGTCTCACAACCTCGCTGACGCGGTGATCGCGGCGGACAATATCAATATTGAGGCGCCCGCCACGGCTGCCCTATTCCTTAGCAAGAGGCACCGATGAACCCAATTCGAGCCTTGGCGAATGCCGCGGCGCGTCGGCTCGACGCTATATTCCCGGGCCACTTCGCTGCCGCCAAGCACAACCATTATGCTGACTTCGGATATCCAGAACACCTGACGTTTGACATGCTTTACGGCATGTATCAGCGGAATGGTATTGCTGCAGCCGGTGTTGACAAGACAATCCTGAAGACGTGGCAAGACAATCCATTCCTTCAGGAGAAGCAGCGGGACGGTTCCGAGGGCACGAAAAGCGACGAAACAAAGCTGGAAGCGGACATTCGCCAGCGCTTCGAAGACCTGCGCATCTGGTCGCGTATATCGGAAACAGATCGCCGCTCACTGGTTGGGGCCTATTCCGGCCTGATCCTACGCCTCGCAGACAGCAAGAAGTTCTCGGAGCCTGTTGATACGGTGCCGGGCGGGCTTAGGGGCTTGGTCGAAGTCATCCCGGCGTGGGAAGGCCAGTTGCAGGTCTCGCAGTGGGACACGGACGAAATGTCCGAAACCTACGGCCAGCCCAAAATGTACCAGTTCAACGAGGCGAACGTTGGCGACGAAACAAGGCAGCCTCGCCAGTTCATGCTCCATCCAGACCGGGTCATTGTCTGGTCACGTGATGGGACGTTGGATTGTCGTTCACTCCTCGAGCCCGGTTACAACGATCTGATCACCTTGGAAAAGGTCAGCGGGGCAGGCGGTGAGGGCTTCTGGAAGAATGCCAAGTCCGCACCCGTGCTTGAAGTCGATGCAGAGGCCAAGCTTGACGAAATGGCCAAGATCATGGGCGTACCGGTCGATGAGCTCGTTGATCGCATGAATGATCAGGTTGAGGACTGGCAGCGCGGCTTTGACAAGTTGCTGATGATGCAGGGCATGACCGCGAAGACACTTGGCGTAACGCTGCCGAGCCCTGAACACTTCTTCTCCATCGCGCTCCAGGCATTCGCAGCATCCATCTCGATACCGGTCAAGATCCTTGTCGGCTCTCAGACTGGCGAACGTGCCAGCACTGAAGATGCAGACGAATGGGCCAAGACGAACATGTCTCGCCGTACCAATACGGTTCGGCCCAACATCATGGACTTCGTCAACCGACTGGAACGTTTCCGCATACTGCCTGAAAAGGATTGGTATCTGGATTGGGCCGACCTGACTGAAACGTCCATGGCCGAGAAGATCGACCGTGTCGCCAAGATGGCCGATACCAACCAGAAGATGAGCGCATCCAACGAGTTGGTATTCACGGCTGACGAGATGCGTGAAGTCGTCGGCAAGGAACCACTCACGGACGAACAGCGATACCGTGAGGATGATGACGACGATCTGACCGCTGCTGCTGGCCTTCTTGTCGATCCCGCAACCGAGGAATAACCAATGAAAACCGTTCGGGTGAATATCCGATCACTGGCTAACGCCGGTGCGATCCGGCGCGAGAAGAGAAACGGGCGAGACGTGGTTATCGTACCGTCCGCAACTCTCCCCGACGACATCGTGATGAATGACATCATGTACCCGGCTGACGAAATCGAGAAGAGCTTTGCTACTCTGGAGCGGACCCCGGCACCGCTCGGTCATCCGATGATCAACGGTGCATTCGTCTCGGCCCGAGACCCGGAAGGGATCAATCTTGGCTGGATCGGTGCATGGAATGAGAACGTGCGCCGTGAGAATGGCCGGGTGTTCCTCGACAAGGTTATCGACGTTGAAACGGCAAGCCGCTCAGAAGGCGGAAAGCGGGTACTGGAAGCCATCGACAATGGCGGGCCTATTCATACGTCAACTGGGCTGCTTGCGCTCCTGGAAGCCGCAAACGGTGATGTGAATTACAAGCATATCGCTCGAGCCCTTGAATTTGACCATGACGCCATCCTGCTCGATGAGCCGGGCGCGGCCACACCTGAACAAGGCGTCGGCATGCTGGTCAATTCCAAGGGTGAAAAGCAGGAAGTCGAGGTCATCAACTCGTTTATCGAGGATGCTGACCGCGAAATGGATTGGGCGGTGGATAGCCTCGCCCGAGCTTTGGAACGACGCTCCAAGGCGTCCGTACTGGAGCGAATGAAGACCGCGATTATGGAGGCCATTGGCCTGTCCGAGCGGGTTCCCTCAACCAATCGAAAGGAAGACGACATGTCTGTCTCTGACGAGCAGTTCAAGGCGCTTTCCGATGAGGTCAAAACCCTCACGGACGGATTTGCCAAGATCGGCGAAACCATTGGTGCCGCAGTGGCCAACGTTGTGAAACCTCTGGTCGATGCACAAAATGAAATGGTCGCCAACCAGAAGGCCAAGGAAGACGCCGAAAAGGCTGGCCTAGTCGAGAAGGTCGTGAAGGCCAATCTTCTCACCGAAGCAGTTGCAAACGCGCTGTCGATCGATGCTCTCAAGGAACTGGCTCCGAAGGCTGAACCTGGCCGCGCAGCTGCTCTGAACGGTGCATTCAAGCCGACGAGCGATAAGTCCGGTTTCAAGGTTCCGGAAGGAGAATAATCCATGGCCCGCTATAACAAGATTTTCGCTGGCCCGTTCACTGAGGCCACTCCGCAAGTTCAGGAAGGCATTGCAGCCGCTGCAACCCTTCCGGGTCTTGCCGTTGTGCTGAACGGTACTGGCGGCTTTGCCATCGCCACCGCATCCACCAATGAAAAGGTGTTCATCGCTCAGGACAACTACCTTGTCCTCAAGGGCGTCGATGATGCGTGGGCTGCCAATGATCGCATGATCGGCATGGAAATGCTCGATGAGCAGTTCTTTAACGTTCGCGTACCGACCGGTACCAACGTTGCCAAGGGCGCCAAGCTCACTACGAACGCCACTGGTCGTTTCATCATCGCCGCCGCTGACACGCGCATCATCGCGATCGCTGAAGAGGCTTACAACAACACGACCGGATCGGACCAGCTTGTGCGTGTACGCGCAGCCAAGGGCCATCTGGCCGCGGCATAAGGGAGTTACACCACATGCGTTACTTCTCCTCCCAGCTTCTCAACAGCTCGCGTATTCACGCCGGTTGGTGGGATGAGGTCTCGGCGGACCGTGAATGGTTCCACAATTCCGAAGACGCTCTTGCTTCTGTGCGAAATCAGGCTGCGGTTCTGCCGCGTGATGCTTGGCTTGAGCTTGACGGCATTACCCGCCGCGTCATGCGTAATGACGAAGGTCAGGCATACATGGCCGATCTGATGCCACTCGCAAAGGCGGTCAATATCGGCAAGCTTGTCCACCTCAACCGCGTCTCGTCTGATGCGGGTACGGTTGTTCGCTCTCTGTCTGGTCAGGTGCCGGTTCCTCTGGACAAGGTCACCTATGACTATCGCGGCACTCCGGTTCCGATCTTCTCGACCGCGTATGGTCGTGAATGGCGCGAATGGAACACGCTGCAGTCTGAGAACTTCGACGCTCTGTCGGATGATCAGGAAGCACATACCGCCAAGATCCGCCGCGATATGGCTTTGTATGCCCTTGATGGTGATGCTTCCATCACTGTGCAGGGCTACTCGGGTTACGGTATCCGTACCTCGCCGTTCTCCAAGGCCATCAACCTTGGCTCGGCTGCTGGCGGTGCGAACATCGACCTGACCACGGCGGGCTCTGATGATGTCGATGACTTCATCACCCAGACGCTCGGCGCTATGCTTGATGACAACCTCATCACCGGCAAGGTCAACCTGTATATCTCGCCGGAGATCGGTCGGAACTTCGACAAGTCCTATTCGGGCTCGACTGGGTTCAAGGGCGGCACTCTGCTCTCCTATCTGCTCACCAATCGCCGCATCAACAAGATCGTGGTGACTTATGAACTGAGCGGTAATGAGTTCTTCGGCTTTGTCCCGAACTCGGAGTTCATCCGTCCGATTGTCGGCATGGCCGTGAATACGACCGCCAAGGTTCGTCAGAACCCGACCGACAACTACTCGTTCCTGATCATGGGTGCGATGGGTCTGGAAATCCGGGCCGATTACAACGGCAAGACCGGCGTTTTCTACAGCACCGTCGTCAACTGATGAACCAGCCCGGCCTTAGTGCCGGGCGTCCTCTTTCAGGAAGGAACAGAGCATGCGTGTGAAAATCACGAAGCCGGGCATCTTTGGCGCCAAGGGCGAAATTCCGATCGGCACCGAAGTGACCGTGAAGGAAGAGCCGAAGGCCTGGGCCGGTCGATATGAAATCATCACCGGAGACGGGGAAGGCAAGACCGCAATCACCAATCCCGGTCAGGGTGAACGGGAAGAGCTGAAGAAGCAGGCGGATGAGCTTGGCATCGAGTACGCCAAAAACATCTCGAATGGAAAGCTTCAGGAACTGATTGACGCGAAACTGGCGGAATAACGAACATGGCAGGCTACGGCACAGACGATCAGTTCCAGTCATGGCTGACTGATAACGGATACACATTGCCCAATGATGCGCCGTCGCTTGCCGTTCTTCGCCAGCGTGGCAGTCTTTACATTGATGCTGTCTATGGTGACCGGTTCATCGGTCGTATTGCCACATTCGATCAGGAGCGGGCGTGGCCTCGCGTAGGCGCGTCACTTAGAGGCACGGCGATACCTTCTGACGTTGTCCCGCAGGCGATCATCTACGCCTCATTCTACGCCGCCTATGAGGAAGCAGTGAATCCCGGCAGCCTGAACAATTCAGGTTCGTCATCTTCGGCAGTTGTTCGCGAGAAGGTCGGCGATCTGGAAGTTCAGTATGCGAATGCTCAATCTGATGGTACGGCAGCATTTCTCACACCATTAATCTCGACGGTTGATGGCATGCTCGCGCCGTATTTGCGCGATCTGGATGCCACCTGTCTCTGGCTCAAATCGGTGGGCTGACCAAGCGGTTCACTCATGATATGACGTGTTCGTGGAGCGGCGTATGAGAAATCAGAGACCGATCAATGGCAGGGTTCCGATATCGGAGTAAGCGAAAGCTGAGCCCCGTAACGCCGCGGTAGCCGTTCCACCTCCCAAAATCTGAGGCTGTTCAATGGCCAAGTTTAATTATCGCCGATCTGTTCAGGTCGCGAATAAGCTGATCGACAAGTTCGGCCAGACCGGAGCTATCCGGCGTACCGAGACATCGGGCGATCCGTGGGACCCGGGCACAAGCGATACAGACTATCCGTGCACTCTGGTTGCGCTGGATTATGACCAGAAGGACGTTGACGGAACCGTTGTTAAGTCGACAGATAAGAAGGTCTACGTCGCCACCAAGGGCCTGACAATCCAGCCGACAACAACCGACAAGGTCATCATCGGCGGTGTTGTGAGCACCATTGTTGAGGCTAAGCCGCTAAATCCGGCGGGCACCGTGGTGTTTTATGAAATCCAGTCAAGATCATGAGAATGAATAAGGGCAATAAGTTTGAATTCTGCATATTCTTTACTGCCGTCAAATACAAATTCAATCACACTGACTGAAACATTGTTATCGTCCAAGTAATTGTCTATCTCGGTGCAGAATGCATCTGGGCACCACTCAATTAGCAATGCTTTTACGTCACGTAACTGTGAGGTTTGCAGGCAGGCATATTGCATCATGTAGTTCTGCTTGGCTCTAGAGGTGCCCTTCAATGCTTAAAAGGCTAACACCACACGAACGATTCGAACAGCTTATCGCAACATACGAGCCGATCCTGCGCGCCGCATTCTTGGCTGCCGTAGATGACATCCGTTCGAACATCGTGCTTCGCCGGATCGTTGAACGGCTTGAAAAGGGCGATATAGCGGGCGCAATTGACGCCATGTTTATCGACCGGGCCGCCTACAGTCCACTTGAGGAAGCCATTAGGCAGGCTTTCAATGGCGGCGGGGTGGCGGCCATCTCAGCAATGCCGACCTTGCGTGATCCAGACGGACACCAGATTGTCATTCGCTGGGATGCCCGAAATATTCAGGCGGAGACCTGGCTTCGGGATTACTCGGCAACCCGTGTTGCCGACATCGAAGCAGACCAGATTGCCGGTATTCGTACCACGCTGATTGAAAGTCTCGCTCGGGGTGACAACCCGACAAAGGCGGCGAAGTCGATCGTTGGTTCGGTAAATCGCGCAACGGGAAGGCGTGATGGCGGGATACTCGGTCTGACATCACAACAGGCCCAATTCGTACAGAAGGCGCGCGAAGAGCTTTTTTCGGGCGATACGGGCATGTTGCGGAACTATCTGGATCGCGGAAGACGAGACAAGCGATTTGACAAAACCGTTAAGCAGGCTCTGAAAGATCAGAAGCCATTAGAATCGAATACGGTTGAAAAGATCGTGGGTCGATATAGTGACGGATTACTGAAGCTGCGCGGCGACACGATTGCGCTGAATGAAACCTTCAATGCGATTGCCGCATCCAAGGACTTCGCTTTCTCTCAGCAGATCGAGAACGGGAATATTGCGGCGCAAAATGTCACCAAGGCATGGAGACATACGCCGGGCCAGAAACATCCACGTGCCCAGCACGAGGAAATGAGCGGGCAAAAGGTCAAATATGGCGAACCTTTCATTGCTCCAGACGGGACCCAGATCATGTATCCGCATGCTCCGGGCATACCGGCCAAGCATTCGATTGGTTGCAAATGCTACTGCGATTATTCAATCGACTTTGTAGCAGAACTGGTCGAGTAGATGGCGTCAACATTCGCAGCACAGGTCGGAGACTGGATAAACCGAGTTGACGGTGCGTTGCTTGCTGTTTTCAGGGAAAGCGCACAAGAGCTTGTCAGTCAGCTCGATCAGCAACTTACAGACATGGTCTATGACCAGCCACAATCCGCAAGTGGGTATAATCGGACGGGATTTCTACGAGCATCGCTGATGGCTTCCCGAGAGGCCATGCCAACTCTATCCAGAGAAAACCCTGGCAATGCAGCTTCGCCCGATCTTGGCCCTGTCGTTCTCGTCATCAATAGCGCGGAAGTCGGCGATACGCTCTATCTCGGCTACACGGCGAATTACGCGGCATATGTTCATTATGGGGCCAAGGGCAATGAACCACGTCAATGGATGACGCTGGTAGCTCAGCGCTGGCAGGAAATCGTTACGGCCAAGGCCAGGGAAGTGAAAGCAAGGTTGGGCCTATGACGATCGAGAAGAGTATAGAAAACGCTTTATTCGAGCGTGTGGCGGCGTTGGCGCTAGATCCTGCACTTCCTGTCGCTTGGCCCAACATCGCATTCCAGCGGCCCGCTACGGGATATATGCGCGTCACCCATATGCCGAATACAAGCCAGCGGCTGTTCATCAAGTCTACTGCTCCACATCAACGGAGAGGCATTCTTCAGATCGATGTGTTTATGCCACTGAACGGCGGCGCAACGAAAGCTACCGAGAATGCCGGGAAGGTGGCTGAACACTTCTCGACTGATCTAAAGTTGCTGAAAGACGGGCTGTCTGTTCGCATCACAAAAGCGCCAGATATCGCACAAGCGTTCAGTGACGATACCCACTGGCAGGCGCCGGTAACGATCACATACGAGTGCTACGCATAGCCGTCTCGCCCTTCGGCAAGGCATCTAAGTTTAACTGGCGGCCATCGGGTCGCCTTTTCTTTTATAGGAGGCCGTCATGGCATTGTACCCTGTCGCAGGATCGAAAATCTTTATCGGCGGCGTCCTGTCCGATAAGGCAACGGACTTTGTTGCCGCGGACTTCGAAGATGAAGTTTGGGCTCCCATTGACGGATGGTCGCAGATGGGCGCCGCAGGCGATACCGCTGCGCTGATCACATCCTCGCTCATTAACCGTGGCCGTGACATCAAGCAGAAGGGCACGTTCAACGCTGGCCAGATGCAGAATGTCTTTGCCATCGTTGATGGCGACACCGGTCAGGAGGCACTTCTTGCGGCTGCCCAGACTCGCAACAACTATGCGTTCAAGGTCGAACTCGCAAACGGCGCTCAGCGCTTGTTCGTTGCTCTGGTCATGAGCGCGGAAGAAGCGGGTGGGGAAGCCAACTCAATCCAGAATCTGAACAGCACATTAGAAATAAACAGTAATATCGTGAAGGTAAGTGCCCCCGTTGGCCCTTAATGGAGCGAGGCTCAATCGAGCCAAGCCCAACGCCTTCGTAATTGGATTGCACTGATCGTAGAAGGGCTAACGCCGAACTTATCCGCCAATTCGATTTGAAGTAACGTGCCCTTCAATCGTCTAATTTGGCGAACAGCCTCCTCGTCGAGAATTGCATGAGGGTGGTTTTCACCGTGAGGGACTGTACCGGCGTCAATAGCGTCCGCCATATTCTCAGTGCGAGTTTTCCATGAAAGATGCCGTTTGTTCGAGCAAATTCGATTATTGCAAGAATGAGCGGCATCAAAATCATCGGATGGCGCCTGACCAAAGACAGTCTCGCATACAAATCTGGAAACAATCCAGTTTTTTCCATCAATATTAACGACACCATAGCCTCCGCGATTTTTTGCGAATGGCCATGGAAGGCAACTGTCTGTTTCTGTGCTGATGGCGTTCTCCAACCACGTATGGGCAACGCCGTTTTCGATGCGCCCGTATGAAAGAGAGCCATTACGTCTCCAACGTTGATAGTGTTTGCTGCAAAACCCATGGCCGAATGCGATGCTCTCGCAATTTTCCACGGAGCAAACATTTCTCTTTCGTGTCAACTCGACAGTTCCGCGGCGACGGACGCGTTCATAATGCGCTTCGCACCAGCCCTTCTTTTTGGCTGGCTTGCCACAATCTTGAATCGAACATATACGGGGATTAGCCATCCTGACACCTCATACGTGTTGGCTTGGTTAGAGGGCTGTTGCGGTTGCCGCCGCTTCAGCCTTCGTTCCTTGTATCATCAACTCGTTGAAATCTCAAGGAATCCCCATGGACCTCGCATCACTCGCCGTCACTCACGAAGGCCAGACGCTCCAGCTTCGCCACCCGATCGAAGGCACCATTCTCAAGACTGAAGAAGATGAGCCGATCACGATCACGCTTGTCGGAACAGACAGCGACGTTTTCCGAAAAGCACAGCGGACCATTCTTGACCGCCGGCTGAACCAGAAGGGCAAGACGAAGCTTTCTGCCGCTGAGCTTGAGGAAGAAGCCGTAACCACCCTGATTTCTTGCACTTTGGGCTGGTCGGGGATCGTTCTCGACGGCGAAGTGCTGTCCTTCAACAAGGACAATGTTCGCAAGCTCTATTCGCGCACCGATCTGCCCTGGATCCGTGACCAGGTGGACGAATTTATCGCGGATCGTGCAAATTTTTTGAAACCCTCCGCGACGAGCTGATTGCCTTTGCGGAGGCAGCATTTGCGCAGGCAGACAATCCAGAGCCGGACTTGCCAGCCTTCCCTGACCGGCTCGGATATATCTGGGCGTGGTTCATGGAACTGAATGCCAGCCGTCAGGTTGGATTTGTCGCATGTCCGATCACATGGCTTGAGATCGATGCTCTCTCCCGCGGTGCCGGATTAGATATCCGTCCGTGGGAAAGAGAACTCATCCGAGAGATCGACATGGCCGTGATGACGCTCTGGCGGGCCAAGGAGAACAAGACAGGGCAGCAAAAGCCAGTCGTTCAGCAGAGGAAGCTTAGCGAAGGCCTTTTCGATGCGCTGTTCTGAATGGTGGGTTCAATTGGGAAAAGGAGGCGGGGAGCTTTCTCGTCGCTTCCTACGCATTGTTGAAATATTGCCTCGTAAATGTCGCCGAAAGAAGTACTAGTAATTTTTCCATTATTACTCGATTGTATTTCCGACGGGGAAAAAGGGGATCGGGAAATGAGGACTTTTCTCGCGGGGATGTTTACGCTCGCTTTGACGGGCGCAGCGGTATCGGCAACATGCGATATGAACATCGCATTCAAGCAATTAGATGATGATGGGGCGTCGAAAGTAGAGGTCTGGCAGGGAAAGGCCGAGGGACCGATTTTCTTCTCGACCGGACTACACGTTAATACAGACGGAACCAAGCGATCTTACAAAGCGAACGACTTCTGGGGTGAAAAAGACGCCCTGAATAATCTATGCAATGCAATGTCCGACAGATGTGCCGGGCCAAAGGGTGAAACAAAGTCTGCACGAAACGAGCGTCTTCGCGAGCGTCGCTTGTTGACGGAAAAGGCTAGTGAACAGGGTTGGCCCGATAAACTGTTGGCGCAAACCAAGATTGCCCGCAATATTATTGCCTTCAAAAATGGCAAACCTTGCGACGAGGTAGACGGGTTTCTTGTCAACGCTACTTCATTGCAGGACCCGACTGTTACCGACGTCTGTAGCTTCTCAAGATATGTAGATTCGCTGAAGGTATCTGCATTGGTTTTACCCGGGCGGCTACAAAGTAAGGTTCCAACGGGATTTCAAGCTCGCAATGCCAAAGTAGGTGATCTCGCCGTTGTGATGTCTGCAAAGGGGAATGTAGTTGCCTACGCTGTTATAGGTGATGAAGGACCAGCAAAAGAGCTTGGCGAAGGAACGATTGCCTTGGCTCGCACCCTTTTGAACAAGACAGGTGACCCTGAAAACTATTGCGAAGTTCGTGGCAAAGATAGCTGCAACGGAAAAAGCTATCGTGGCAAGGGATGGGACGTCAGCAAGGCCCATGTACTTATTTTCCCAGGAAGTCGCGATAATAAGACACCGTATATGGCCCCCAACAGGATAGCTCAGGACGCCGAGAAGCTCTTCAACACTTGGGGAGGCAAAGAGAGATTGCAGGCTTGTGTTGATGAACATAAGTAATGGAAGTGATGCATTGCTAAACCTCATCAAAATAAAGCGAAAACGCTGAAATCTTCATTGCTCTGCGGGAGCGCTATCCGAACTGTCCGATAAGGGCAGACGACATGGACAACCTTGATCAGGGATGTATCACCATCATTACCCACTGCGGGAACGATGAGCCCGAAACGATCAACTTCCGGCGGCGCAGGTTGCCAGCATAAGAGAGCGGCCTACGGGCCGCTTTTCTTTTGCGAATCATCTAGCAGCGCCCGCTCTGGCTCGCGAACTTGATCGAAAGTAGGGGAAAAGCTGTATATTCACATCTTCAAACTTCACAGAAAGCACCCGAGATGAGAGAGGGCTTTTGTCTAACGATCTAATCTATGACGCTGAAATCATTAATGGATCAGCATTGGTCAATGTAGTTTGTTAGCGGCCCATGGGTGAATGCGGCGGAAATGTGACTCGCCTTTGAATTGGTTGTCAGCTTTGATTGCGGCGGCAACTTTTAAGGGGTGAGCGTATGCGTCCTGTAAATATCCAGTATCGACGTTTTGAGCCAGCCGAGGCGGGGAACTCAAACTTACATAACTCTATCGTACATGCTTTGGGCGAGCAGATTGAGGGTAAACTTCGGAGGCAGGCCCCGAAGCACAGAACTGTTCAAATTGAGGACAAAGGGCACGCGGTTCTCAATAGGATTGACGAGTTTTCGAACTGGACTTTTGGGGAGTTGGCACTCTTCAACCCGGGGCAAGGTGTTCCCGTCATCATCGACAAGGAGGATTCAGTAGTTCTCGACCTGAAAGAGATGTCGCTTCAAAATGGGCAACATCTCATCAAAGGCGTGATCTATTATATAAATTGTGACGAGCACGTGGTTTTCATTCAACCGCCTAACATTTCCGTGGGTGTATTGCGTACGTACTTTGAATGGTTGCTCTGCACAAATGGACCGAAGCTTGGCGCACCTCTTCGCTTAGAAGCGCTTGTTGAGGCAACGGGCGAAAACGCCCCAAAGGTCCAGGCAATTCAAGTGAAGGCTCGTAGCACGCTACCCTCGGGGGCTGGACTTGCAATGAGAGCGGAGGACGCCAAGGAAGTCAGAGAAGCAGGCAAAGCTACTTCAGAAACAACTTCTATGGCTTTAGATATGGCGAGGGCGGCAGGCATGAGCCCACGAGATTTACAGCTATTAGCTAGTTTATCAGAAGACGGTGAACTAGTGGCTGATCTCCGCCTGAAGTTGATTAAGGATGGCAAGACCGTAAAATTTGATCGGGTTAAAGCCAGTGATCTTTTGACGGACCAAGAAACCGACACCATTTCGTTTTATGGTGAGAATGGGAAATATCATGGATCGCTGACAAGAGTTCGCTATCCCGGGGCGCAGGTAAAAACATCTGGTGACTTTCTAGATCCTGATGATTGTCGTCGTGCTTTAATCGAAGCCTATAATTTCTTTCGGAGCAACGGACACATTGATGGGTCACCATTGGAAACATAATGAAGAAGAATTGGGAACATATAACCAGATTCTTGCGGATTGGGCTGATAGTTGCAATGGGAGTTGCGTCAGTCTGCTTTCTGCCTTTGACTGCATATGAAAATACAACTTCAGTTGTATTGAGCTTCGCCGGAATTATAGCCGCTGCTCTAGTTCCCACGATGATTCTGGCCGCTACAATTTTGAGCCCAATGGTAAAAGGAAAAAAGGAGTTCCAAAGACTCAAAGAAGCAGTTTCGAACCTTATTTCGTTTTTCTCTGGGCTCTTCTTGTGGACGCTAGTCCTTGGTGCACTGTTGGTATTGGGAACCCTGCTTGAATGGAAAGAAGTCTCTATTTCAATATCGCTCCCAATAAGTGATTTAGGATTTAGGATTAACGTCCCGATCACCAGACTGGTCGGAGGAATTTCCGTTTCTATTGTCGCGTTAATTATTATTCAAATGACGGGGTTCATTCACGGTGTGCGTATTCTATTCAAAATGCACTCCGAAAATGTAGAAAGAGAAATCGACGCTGCGTTGAGGGAACAAGGACGATTGGCGTCAAAAGCGAAGCTACCTCCAGACCCGAGGTCTGGGATTGGCAAAAATATCGGCGTTCTAGAATAGCGATGAAGGGCAGACGAAGGGGAGCCAAGCTCCCCTTTTTATTTGAACGGGTTGATAAAGCTTTTGCCTTGTGAAAACTTTACCATCACCGTTCCGCTTGGAACACCTTCATACGGTTGGCAACGTTCTATGGCCCGAGAAAATGCTCTGGCTAATGTTTTACCTTCCGGTGTTTTGGGATCGTAGTTTTTGGCGGTTATGTCTGAGACGTTGCCATTTTCCGCCAGAAGAACTTGGAACGCTACCGAATATTCAATCGGCGCTCCCGATGGCTCCCGCAAGCATGTAGCAGCTTTTTGAGAAACAGTGCTGCCGAAATCCTGAGCCTGCGCGGTCCCGCACATCAGCATAAAAAATAAAGCAAATCGCATTCTAAACCCTCCGATCTTTCGGCGGGACGATAATCCATATCCACTCAAGAGGTAAAGCGCATGACCGATCTGGCGACACTCGGCATTGCCGTGAACTCACAGCCTGTCAAAGAAGCAAACGATAATCTACGCACCTTCCAGACGGTTGCTCGGGGAGCGCAGGCATCTGCTGACGCTTACAGCCAAGGGGCGGATAAGGCCGCTCGGGCCACGGATAAGCTCGCACAGAGCGCAAATGGGTCGTTGCGGGTGATGAGCCTTCTCCGTTCTGGATTGTCCGCTGTAGGCGCTGCATTCACCGTCAAAGCCATTATTGACATGGCCGACGGTTGGTCCGATTTGACTTCGCGAGTAAACCTTGCTGCTGGTTCTATCGAAAAGGGCAGTGCGGTTATGTCTCGCCTCTCCGAGATTGCCCGGCGCACCTATTCGAGCATCGCCCAGACCACCGAGAGCTATATCGCGAATGCCTCGATTATGCGCGAGCTTGGCTACTCGACCAAGCAGACGCTTGATTATACGGCTGCGCTGAATAACGCGCTTGTTGTCTCGGGTGCCAAAGGTCAGCAGGCAGCAAGTGTTCAGAATGCCATGGCAAAGGCAATGGCGCTCGGCAAACTATCTGGCGATAACCTAAACACCGTGATCAGCACGGGCGGTCGCTTGGCTGAACTGCTCGCTGAACGTTTCAAGACGACGACTGGCGGGCTTCTGCAACTCGGTCAGAAGGGCAAAATCACGGGCGAAATCATCGCTGATGTACTTCTGAAGAACCTCGAACGGCTGAACAAAGAAGCCGACAGCATGCCTGCGACAATCGGGGATGCCTTCACGCTCGTTGGTAACAGTATCCTTCGTACTATCGGTGTGTTCGATCAGGCGAACAGCATCTCTGAATCGTTCGCCGAGAAGATCATCTTCGTTGCCGACAATATGGAGCGCTTTGTCGCGACTGGTCTGGCGGCCGTTGGGGTTTGGGGGACGCAGTATGTTCTTTCAATGACTGCTGCGGCTACTGCTACACTTAGGCTTGAGAAGGCTCTTATCATCCTGCGTGGAGCGATAGCCCGCACTGGCGTCGGCGTTCTGATCGTTATCTTGGGTGATCTGATTTATCGCATCTACGAAGCAATCCGCACAACAGAAAGTTGGGGCGATGCTTTCTCCAAATTCGGTGAATCGATGAAACTTGTCTGGCAGGGGGTAAAGCTATCGTTCTTTGCCGGACTGGATTCGATGAAATCGGCATGGTCGAGCTTTCTGTCTTTTTTTCTTCAATCCATTCAAGGAATTGGCTCGATTTTCGGCGCAGTCTTTAATTTCGATGATGCAATCAGCAACCTTAAAAAGGATTCCAAGGATTTCGCGGCGAATGCTGCGGAACAATTCCAATCTGCAATAGAGAATTTTTCCAAATCCTATGAAGTACTGCAAGGGTCCGGGGGCAATATCGACTTATCCGGCGACGCTGGTGTTGCGAGAAAACTGGAACAGACAAGCAAAGCGGCAGAACGGGCTGCCCGTGCCTATCGCGACCTTATCAAGTCTGCGAAGGATCGCATCCAACAGCTTGAACTTGAAGAACAACTTGTCGGCAAGACTGGTGTCGCCGCCGATACGATGCGCTTCAAGCTCGAACTGCTCCAGAAGGCGCAGGACAAGGGTCGCACGATCACCGCCGCACAGCGGGCGGAACTTGAAAAGCTCGCTGAGCAGTACGGCGCAGTTGCAGCCCGCGTTGCTGAACTTCAGATGGCGGAAGAACTTCGGTTCGAACGCGCTCAGATGTTCCGTAGCCCGACAGAACAACGCGTATACGGCGATCTTCGTCAGGCGGGCATTGATCCTGATAGTGCAGCCGGTCAGCGACTGGCTACGCAAATCAGGCTCAACGAGCAACTTCAGATCAGCAAGGATTTGACGAAGGACTTCGCGTCCTCGTTCGTTTCCGACATGCTGAACGGCAAATCGGCGCTGGAAGCGCTGACCGGTGCACTGAGCAAACTCGCAGACAAGCTCCTTGATATGGCTCTGGATAGTGCAATCAATTCGCTATTCGGCAACCTTCTTGGTGCGACTGGCGGCGGAGGCGGCATAAGCAGCATCTTTGGCGGCGGCGGTTCTGACCCATGGTCTGGCCTTCGTCTATTCGCGAAGGGCGGCGTTACCAACAAACCCGCAATCTTCGGTGATGCTGGGCCCGAAGCAGCAGTTCCGTTGCCAGACGGTCGATCTATCCCGGTTCGCATCTATGGCGAAGCGAACAGCAACCAAGCATCTGGCGGTGCGCAGGGTGTTCACGTCACTGTCGGTTGGTCTCGCACTGCAGACGGCAATCTGAGGCCGTTTGTCGAAGATGTGGCTCAAAAGACAGCCGCGCCCATGATCAATGAGGGCATCAGCCAGTACGACAGCCAAATGTTGCCAGGTCGTGTGAACCAAATCAGTCAGGACCCGAGAGCAGTGGGAGCGTAAGGCATGGCATTGACGTTTCCACTCTCTCTGGCTGCCTTCGCCGACAAGCTGCCAATCGAGACTGTCAAATGGCGTCTGGTTTTCCAGCAGGAAACTACCGGTCTTGGTTCAGGTGAAGTCATTACAGCCGATCTTGCGCCGCCACGGTGGGAAGGCGATGTGACGCTTGGAAAGATGCGACACGACCAGGCCGCATCAATTCAAGCTTTGGTCGAGAGTTTAGGAGGGGCGTTAAGCTCCTTCTATCTCTACGCGCCACAGAAGGCCCATCCGGTTAAAGACCCGACTGGATCGATCATGGGCGGTGCAACACCCGCTATTGCATCGGTTGGAGCCAATAACAAGTCTCTGTCGATAAACGGCTTGCCTGCCGGATATCAGCTTTCAGTGGGTGACCTGTTCGCGTTCGACTACGGTGAAAACCCTGTTCGGCGCAACATGCATCGCTTGGTTGAAACCGCGACAGCGACTGGTGGCGGAACGACATCTGTTGTTGAAGTGGCGCCGCCATTTCGCCCGGGTGTGGCTGCGGGTTTGGCGCTTACATTCATCAAACCGGCGATCAAGGTGAAAATATTGCCCGGTTCATTCGATGAGGGATCGGCCACAGACCTCTTTACCGATGGCATGGCCTTCAGCGTCTACCAGATACCATAAGGATCATTCGGATGAGAGATACCGATCCCGCCGTTGCGGCTCAGGTAAGGAGCCGTGCGCCTGTCGTTCCACGCTCCTTCGTCTGGATGAAGGCTAAGAACCGGACAAGTGGCATTGTCGAAGCGCTCGGGTTCTGGAACGGCGAGGATACTGTCACCCTGAGCGTTGTGAGTGGTGAAACCGGTTTGCCAGAGACGCGGACGTATTACGGGTGGGGCAAGCTGATAAACGTTCCGGCGATCCCGCTTGTGTCCGATCTGACGGTTCGAACAGTGACTCTGACCATGAGCCACCTCGATCCAACAGTTCAGCTAGCGGTTCGCGGATATGATCCACGGTTCCAGCCGATCGAAATCCATCGTGGCTACTTCGATCCCGCGACACGCTCGCTGATAGCTCCGCCTCGATCCCGGTTTCTCGGTTTCGTAAATGGTGCGCCGATTGAAACGGCAGCCAAGGGCGGCGAGGGCAGTCTGAAATTGAACCTCGTCTCACACAGTCGATCGCTGACGAAAACCAATCCTGCAAAGCGCGGCGATGGATCACAGCGTCTTCGCAGTGGTGATCGGTTCCGCAAATATTCCGATGTCGCTGGACAGTGGGAATTTTTCTGGGGCCAAAAGAAGGGTAAGGTCAATGGCTGAACGCTTCACAGACTGGCGAACGGCACTCAACGACTACGTTCATACGGTCATGCCCAAACTATTCGTCTGGGGCCATCATGATTGCGCAACATTCGCCGCTGGAGCCGTTCTGGCGATGACAGGATGCGATCCCGCCGAAAAGTACCGAGGCCGCTACAAGACGCTTATCGGCGGTTTACGGCTGCTTCGAAAAGACGGGTTCGAGAACCATGCCGAGCTTGCAGCATCACAATTCGAGGAAATCCATCCCTCACATGCTGCAGTTGGCGATATCGCCGCTGTGCGTATCGATGACAACGCTTTGTGGGCGCTAGGCGTTGTGAACGGCCCTCGCATCTTTGTGCTTCGTCCTGATGCCTCCGGGCTCGGAACGGTCGATCTTCTGACTGCCGAAAGGGCATTCCGGATTTAGCAATGAAATCACTTCGGGTTCTGTTTTACGCCGTATGGTTCATGCTGGCGGTGATGTCGCTCGCCCATGCTGGACCGGTGGCGGCTGCTGTTGGCGCGATTGCATCGTCTATCGGCGCCATGGGTGCGCTCGGACAGTTCGTCCTCGGCATTGCTCTCAAGGTCGGGCTGTCGTTGCTGGAACGGGCTCGCCAGAAGAGCCAGGAAGCGCGAGGCGTTCAAGGTCAGATACAGGTTGGCGGCGATAATCCGCTGTCATTCATCGTCGGCACATACGCGACCGCTGGCAGCCTTGAATACGTCAACACGTGGGGCAAGGCCGGTAAAACGCCAAATGCCTACCTGACACAGGTTATCAGCCTGTCTGATCTGCCCGTCACGTCGGTAAGCAATGCGTTCTGGACGAATGGCGAGAAGACAGTCGCGGAGCTCAGCGATACGTCTTATGGCGATTGGGGCTTCCCGATCTATGCGTACCGCAAGGATGGCGACAACAATCATTATTGGTGGAAGGCCCATATCGGCAATGAAACCGTAGCCGACAGCCTTCTTGTTCGCGAGTTCGGCAGCGACAGCCAGCGTCCTTGGACTGCCGACATGATCGGTCGCGGAATCGCCTATGTCGTGATCACGGCTCAGGTCGAGGAAGAACTGTTTACTGGTCCACCGCAGTGCAAATTCGAAGTGCAGGGCATCCCCCTTTATGATCCTCGCAAGGACAGCACAGTAGGAGGCTCTGGCTCTCAGCGTTGGTCGGATGACGAAACGTGGGAGTTCTCGGATAACCCGGCTGTTGTGATCTACAACATTCTCCGTGGCATCTATTACAAGGGAGAATGGATTTGGGGCGGCAAAGTGCCAGCCACGCGCCTTCCACTGTCCAACTGGTTTGCGGCGATGAACGAATGCGACCGGCTTGTTCCGGGTGCAGAAGTTCCGACCGAAAAGCAGTTCCGTTGTGGTGCTGAAATCCGCTTAAATGAGGAACCGCTCGACGTTATCGAAAGATTGGAGAAGGTCTGCAACGGGAAAATGGCCGAGATCGGCGGCATTTACAAACTTCGCGTGGGTGCGCCCGGTCTCCCCGTTTATGCGTTCACTGACGAAAGCATCGCCATCACGTCCGGCCAGAGCTACGAGCCATTTCCGGGTCTGGAGACGATCTACAACGGCGTGAACGTCACCTATCCGGATCCTGATGCGGCATGGGAGAACAAGGAAGCGCCACCTCGGTATTTCCCTGAATATGAGGCGGAAGACGACAATCGCCGTCTGATGGCTGACGTTCAGTTCGAATATTCGCCGTTCAGGTATCAGAACCAAAGGCTCGGCAAGGCTCTTGTCGAGACAAACCGGCGTTTCCGGTCGCACAAGTTCACTCTACCGCCCGAAGCGGTCGAATTGGAGCCATTGGACGTTGTTTCGTGGTCGAGTGTCCGTAATGGCTACGAGAACAAGCTCTTCGATCTGGAGAGCATGGACGATCTGGAAAATGTCAACCAGTCGGTTGCAATCCGCGAAGTCGATCCGTCCGATTACAACTGGACGCCAGCAACCGATGAGTTGCCTACTTCGGTGGGCTACCTTGGGCCAATACGGCCATTGCCGCAACCGATTATCGACTTCTACGCGGATCGCGACATTGCTCAGGATTCGAACGGCAATAATCGGCGCTGTGCCATCTTGCTCGGTTGGGATCCAGAACAACCTGCTGTAGATCTTGTCATGTATGAGGTCAGGACGGCGTGGGACCTTGGCCTGATCTATGTCGGACGGACTGAACGAGTTTCAGAAGGTTCGATACAAATCGCGCCGGGTACTCTGCTTCCCGCTCAGTCGTATGAGGTGAGGGCAAGATACGCCACCTATGCCGGGAATCGTCCGTTCGAATGGTCGGATTGGATTCCGGTCACGATGTACGACATTCGTCTCGGCCCGCTCGACATCTACCCAATCGACATCGACCAGTTGAATGAGGACATCCAGCGCAATTGGGAATGGATAGGCGAGAGCTTCCGATATGTTCAGGAAGAACTTGACCGTATCGGTGCACAGGCGACCGAGCAAGACAGCGCCAATTACTTCGACAAGCAGACGCTTCGCCGGGAAATGTCTGTCACGGCGGAAGGCCTCAAGGCGTCCTATACGGAAGCAATTGAAGTCGCCATCGGCCCCGGTTCGGCAATCGTCACCCGGATTGAGAGCCTTGAAGCTGTCGTAAACGACCCGGTAACGGGCTTGGAAGCGACTGCCAGCGCCGTCGATTTGATGCAGGTTCAAGTAACCACCTTGGACGGTGTTGTGACCGCCACGGCTAACGCTGTGTCCGGGCTTACTGCAACCGTGGGCAACTTCTCGGCATCCGGTCTATTCAGAACTACAGTCGAAGCAACGCCTTCTGGCGCTCTGGCACGTATCGGTCTGAGTGTGTCGGCATCGGGCGGCGGTTCCACATCATCGGCAGCGATCTTTCTGGATGCGCTGACTGGCGGTCAAAGCCGCGTCGTCATCAATGCGGATCAGTTCATTGTCACCAATGGCACGAACAGTCAGTCGCCATTTGCCTTCATCAGTGGACAGGCGACCATGATGCTTGCTCGTATCAATGAGATTACGGCGGGCGTTCTGAGATCAGCTGATGGAAGAGTAAAATTCGACCTCGACAACCGGCTACTGACCTTTAGCGATTAAGGTGAGATATGACACAGCGCGTCTATTTGGTCGGGGGCACAAGCCCCCGGCTAATCACGAGCAAGACAGGCTATGACGCCACGCCTTCGCTCGCAGACCAGTACAAGACATTCGATAGTAACTGGTTCAACGGCGGCGGGGTAAAATTCCGATATTACGGCAGCGCAGGGACAAACTTTGTCTGGAATTATCCTTATGCGCTGTCGTTCATACCGAAGTTCGCGGTCCAGTATTACGCGATTTGGAATGGGGATAGCTCGCGATTTAATACTTCTAACCCTGGGCAACCGGGCTTTACGTCGCCGCCTCCCTCAGATGCTGTTTGCCTGTACTGGCAGGGATTTATTACGATCAATTGTTCGGTCGCGACGGCAGTCGCTTATAATAACCGCGTGGCGCTGAACAACACATTCTGGTCCACCTCGCTCCCACTTCGAGCGTCAATTCTGGTGTTCGAAGCATGACAACACGCATGATCATTGGCGATAACGGCGGTCAGATGTTGTTCCGTATCTCGCCACCGGGATATGACGCATCCGACCGAACCCAGCCGGGCGTTTTCGACAGTCGCAACGATTATCTGAAATTGCATGCCATCGCAGATTTGACGCTGACAAAATGGAGCAATGGTGGCCTTCGGTATTATCAGGGCGAATATCATTTCCCTGATCTTGGCTACGTTCCTTATGTGTTCACATCGATCACTCCTACAGGTCTTGGTCGCGTCTTTTATCCGAACGATAACAACCCGGCGACGACTGAGATGAACAACTTTTTCCAGATTTGCGTCGCATCGTCTGGGATTTGGGTTTCCAGCGGTGGCGGCACCGGGGCGGATTACGACTATCGGTTTCGGGCTTTGATTTTCAAGAACCCTCTTAACAAGACATCGACATGACGACACGCATCAGGTTCTCAACGGCGGGCGTTTACGTTTCGCAGCCGGGATATGACGTGGACACGGCCAACCCGCAATATCTGGGTATGTTTCCGAATATGGGCGTTATGGCACAGGTTCTTGACGGAACCGTCACACTTGCGGCAGGAGGCTCTCAGGACTACGCAATCAGCAATCCAAGCCAGAAGCTTCCATATGTCTTTCTAACTGCCGCAGATGGAGCACATCCTCACCGGGATACGTTCTGCGCCGAGACAAGCATCCCGTACAACTACATCCGTATCCGCAACATTGCTGGCCCAACCCGCACGATCCGTTTTGCAGCGTTGATCGATAACACGTGACATTCAAGGAAAACACGACATGACCGACACGACGGTGAATGAACCGGCGAAGCCCACGCACGTGCAAATCGATCCGATGGCGGCGGCAAGCGAGGCTATGGCGCTGAATGAGTATCTCAAAAACCGGAACCTGCTTCTGGCTAACGAGCTAGTCGGTACGCGCGCCCAGATGGCTATTCTCGAAGCCCAGAACGAAGCTTTCCGCGTCGAGCTAGAACAGCGCAACAAAGACCTCGAGGTCGCTCAGAAGACGAAGAGGAACGCGTAATGGCAATACGTCCCGATTATGATGTCGGAGAGTTGACGCTGACCTCTGGCAGCAGCGACTTCACCACTACCGGCTCAGCGCTTCAGACGGCAGCCGTGCAGGCCGGTGACGCCATTATCGCTTCCTCTGGGCACGTGCTGATTATCGCTTCGATCACAGGTCAAAACAGCGGCACTCTGTTTCTGCCTTGCCCGCCAGCCGCCGCCGGTACAGGCCTCGCGCTTCGCATCCGCTTCCAGCCGGACGGTAGCCGGTATCAGGGCGCGGTTCGCAATATGATTGACCTATTGTCCAGCGGGAACATAGAAGCATTTGCCGCCCTTGTCGGCTCTGCCGGTTTGGTACCGATCTTTACGGGTGTCGGCACGATGGATTTGGCCGACCCTGCCACGTTCGGCATTCAAGACCCGAATGGCAGTCTGGGCAAGTTGGCGGCGCTGACGCTGGCAGCACGGCAGATTTTACAGACGGATGCAGCGGGAGCACTGAAACAGGTTGCGCTCGCTGTAAACAAAGCGCTTGTCACGGACGCCAATGGCGATGTAGCGCCGATTGATATCGGAACGCTTGGACGTGCATTGTTGGCCTTGGCAACGGGAACCACTGACCAGTACTTGCAAGGCGATGGCACCTTGCAGGCCAAATCGGGCCTGCCAATCAGCACCGCAGTACAGACGGCACTTAACGCGAAGCTTACAACGACTACGCTGCTTACAGAGATAGGCGGTAGAACCGTAACAGCGGGCGTCGGTGCGGTCGGAACATACGCATTTTGCCAGAATAACACGGGTTTGACGTTGACGCCGGGTCAAGGCACGGGCGGCACTGGTATTTCTTATGCTTCGCAGGCAGGCAGCCCGGGCATCGTTCCGCCCGGCCAATGGATTTGCATGGGGCATGTCAGCAATACCGACAGAACCTTATTCTTCAGATATCAATAGGTGTTGCGATGAGCGAAGAGCAGAAATTGGAAGTTGAAACGGCAGAGATTGTTGAAGCGAACCCATGGGAAGTCACGAGCGTTGCTGATCCGGTATGGTTCAATGAGGAGCATACGGTCATTAAATGCACCGTAAGTTTCGGAGGTCGCGAAGCGATAGATTACGCTGCATGTTCATATGACACGGAAGAGCATGGGCGCGAAATGTTTGCCGCCATCGTGTCGGGCAAGTACGGTCCCATCGATGACTACGTGCCAAGGTCCGGCGTTACAGTTCTCCCCGCCGTTACTCTCTGGGAACGACTGTCCGAAGCGGAGGCCGATCAGGTAAACGCAGCAATGGGCACCCAGCCATTCCGCACCCGTAAAATTTTTGAGACCGCAAACACCTTCCGTTCCGACCACGAGCTTTGGCCACTGCTGGTTCAGATGGCGACGGATTTGTTTGGTGAAGAAAGGGCAGCTGAGTTGCTCGCTGATCCTTCAAAACTTGTAGCCAATTCCTAGCGTTGCAGCGTGTTGCTTGAATTTTCGTGACCAGTTAGACCCCGCAATATCTGGTTCACCCATGTCGAAATATCGGTACTCAGCACGTGCAAAGATATGATTGGTTACAGCCCAATCAGTTCCTGCGCCAATATTCCATCCGGTTCGATTGAAATGATCGGTCCAAGTGTAGGATGTTATGCCGTTGGTGCTGAAAAAACGCTGGTCATACCAAGATTTGGCAAAGCCCACTGTTACAAATGGCAGCATTCTGCCGATAGCATAACCGGCGCGAAAGTTCGCAGCGAGATTTCCCTTAGTGCGAAGCGTCTCTTCACCTCGATACGAACCCGATATTTCGGGCAGACTGTCCCCATCCGCGTTCGAGAACATAGCGGATACTTCTGGGCCAAATACAAAGCTGTTGTACGTGAAATTGTATCCGACGAAACCGCCGCCAGTAATCCCGTTCCCTGATGTGCTCCAAGTGTCTTTATAAAGACGATACGGAGCGTTGTAATCCATATCTGACCATCTGGCCCCGATGCTGACACCGCCGTAGATGCCTGACCAGTCGTAATCCTCTGCGACAGCCGTATTTGCCCACGGGCCAACGAGTAGCGCCCCGATGAGAAATCGCTTCATTTCAGTCTCCCCAAGCCTGTGAGCCGGAGACTAATCTGAGAAATTCAAATCTGCAACTGACAGTCGCCGCCCACTGAGGCGGCTTTTTCTTTGCCGAAAGGAAATCACCAATGGCCAAGGGAACCTTTGCCAAAGCGATGCCGCATGTCTTCTCGGAAGAGGGCGGGTACGTCGATCATCCGAAAGACCCCGGCGGTGCAACGAATATGGGCATCACGCTCGCTACGCTGTCAGCCTGGGAGGGCCGGAAGGTATCGAAAGCCGAGGTGAAGGCGCTGACCAAATCCAAGGCGACGGATATCTACCGGGAGAACTACTGGAACAAGGTTGCCGGTGATGAGCTACCCGCCGGTGTGGACTATGCGGTGTTTGACTTTGCCATCAATTCCGGCCCAGCCCGTGCCGTCAAGATGCTTCAGAAGGTTGTCGGCGTCGATCAGGACGGCGTAGTCGGAGCAAAGACGCTCGCTGCCGTTCGCAAGGTCGCCGCTGACCGGATCATCAACGAACTGTGTGATGCGCGTCTGGCATGGCTGAAAGGACTAGGCACCTTCTCGACGTTCGGCAAGGGCTGGACTTCCCGTGTATCGCGGGTTCGGTCCCGCGCTTTGGCGTTCTCGCGTGACAGTGCGCCGGTATCGTCTCCGGTGCCCCAGGCTCCTACTGGCAAAGCCGTGCAGTCCGACACGTCCTTGAAAGAGGTGTTGAAGAAGCCGGAAGCTTGGGGACCGCTTGGCGGGCTGATTACTGGCGTTGGCGCGATGGCTGATGGTTCCGGCCCGATGCAGTGGGCGCTTGCTGTGGCAATGGTCGCGCTCGTTGGCATCGGTCTCTACTTCTTTATCCAGCGGGTGAGGAAAGAGGCATGATCTGGGCGCTCATTCCCTCATGGCTGAAATACTCGCTCGCTGCTCTTGTGGCGGCGTTTCTGCTTCTGGCGGGTGGATATGTGGCCGGAAGGCTCTCAGGAACGGCCAGCACGGAAACCAAAATCGAAAGACAGAACAATGAAGCCACAGGCAAAGCTCTGGACGCTGCTCACTCTTATGATGAGTGCATTGACGCTGGCGGGGTGTGGACATTCAGGACCGGCAAATGTGAGCGGCGTCCGTAATGTTCTCGGAAATGATCTGCTGGGCGCTCGCGGGGCAACAGATGCAGATCAACGGAAGATTGACCGCACCATAGTGCGCGGTTGTGCAGGTGGCGTCTGGTCGAAAGACGAGTGCGCTATTCACGACAAGAAATAATAGGGGCGGCGGGTAATGAGTGAAGACTTGAAATGGCTCATGGGTACGGCGGTGACGTTGATCGTCTTTTTTAGCGGCGCGCTGATCGCGGCCTTCCGCTCGCTTTCCAAATCACAGAAAGACGGTGACGATCAACTGCATGACCGCGTGAACCGTGTTCGCGATGAATATGTGCGCCGCGTTGATCTTGATGACCACGTCAAGCAACTGCGTGACGGCATGAAGGAAATGCGTGACGAAACTCGTGAAGGCTTAAAAGAGACGAATAAGCGGCTCGATCAAGTGCTCGCCGTTCTGGCTTCAGATAAAAAGGTTTGATGAAAAAGAACCCCGCAGCGAAAACCGCGCGGGGTTAAGGCTACTGAGCCCTTCTCTCCCAAGGGCGACAAAAATTTACCCACACGGTCAAAAAAGTAAAGCCCCGGTCAGTGTGCGTGCAAAGACCGGGGCTGCGCAAGTTGGGTTTCCTTCGGCTTGAAAAGCTTGCGCCCAAATTATGATAGGCAAACAAAGTCTTCCGTCAAGCGCGTGTCGGTCTAGTTCTATCACTTCACTTGCCAGATCATTGCAAGTGCAATCAGCGCTAAAACAGCCGTGGATACGGCTTCGATTAAGATGATCCAACTCATTTGCGTTCCCCATACACAATTGAATGATCTTTGGCTCAATCATGTTGGCGAGACATGCCAAACTCCCCCGGAGCCAATGAAGCGGTTCTTATAATGAATACTTAAGAAAGTGTAAACCCGGCGGCGTCTCACAACGTCACCGGGCTCACGCAAGGGTTGCCTGCTTCCGTCCGCGTTAAGAGAACCCTGCCCCTACGGTGTAACGGGGGCAGGGTAGGCGCCAATCTCCCAAGCTTGGTATATGGTCATTGACGCCACCGGCTTAAAACAGCGTGAACGGGGAAAGGTTCCCGCGCCATCGTTGGTGTTGGCATTATATGAGGGCAGGTGGCTTCACGAACATGCTAGCGCTGGTTTCCAGAGCCTTTGACCGCCGTGTGTGAAGACCGGGAACTATTCCTGGCTGAACTGGAAAAATTCGCGCACTGTTTATCAGGCGGCGGAATCCGTTAATCAACCCTACAGTCGCGCCAGTTCTGCAGCACGCGTCGCTGTCATTTCTGGATCGTGATTGCATTCCTCAAAAATCCTCATCACGAGACGGGCCAAACGGTCCTTATCCTCATGAGTGGAGGGGCATCGTTCAAGGAGATCGCAGCATCGGGTATATGCTTGCTGTAAAAGTTCCAGTTCGGTCGGGTTATACGTACCCTGATAATCTGCGGATCTGAACGGCATAGGCGGCTCCTTTTTTGCAACCACAGCGCTCAGTTTCGTCAGATTTCAAGTGATATTTTGAGCTCCGGCATCGGGTGCTTTATTTGTCGCATTGGTTCGGAAATAGGATACCCCGGCGCTCTCCCGGCGCCGGGGTTTTGCAATTAAGATCGGGCCGTCGCCGTTCTTAACGCAATTGAAAATTCTTTGATTATTCTCAGTAAAAGAAAACCCCGGTCAGTGTGCGTGCACTGGCCGGGGTGCGGGATTAGGTTGCCATCGGCTTGGAAAGCTATCCGCCAAAATGATGATAGGGCGCGATGAGCAACCGGCAAGGGTAAAGAGAACCTCAACGTGCGTTGGCTGCGATTAGTACGCGAAAGCCCCGGCGCAGTTGAAACTGCCCCGGGGCCGTACTGGGCAAGGTGTGCGGGTCCGCCCAGCACTTTATTCGCCGAGCTCCGTACGAGCTGGCGAATAATGCTCCGCAAGAAAAAGCCCCGCCCTATTTGCAAGGCGGGGTCGCGACAGCGATGGTGTGGTATGGCCGATTGAGGTGTGCTGACGCTGAGTTGTGCTCTTGCACTTATTAAACTCTGGCGGGATAGTTTGGTTCCTTTGCAACCAACTCGCTATTCCTCGGGGTCAGTTCCTGTCACGCCGCGGTGCATGTTCTCTGCAACTATCCTTATTGCGCTTGCCGCTTCCTCCTCCGACCATCCGGCTTCTACAGCGTCCTGGATGAGTTCGGGCACACCGATCACCTGAGTGCGAGCTATGGCCGCAGTGACCTCCGCGTCTCTGGCGCCGGATACCACAGCTCGCTCGACCAACTCCGCAATTCCTTGCGAAACCGCTTCTTGGCAGTCGATTTCACGATCTGGATAATCACCCGGTTGTTTTGGTCCGAACATTCCATCCTCCCTCGATTGGTTCTAGGAAGGTAGGGCGCTCATTTCCTGCGTCCAGACGCCGATGGAACATCACTGCAATAAGACAGTTACCTTAGACAATTGAGTATGCAGAGGAGCCGGTCGAATGAAATGGATAGCTGTAGCAGTTGGCCTCGTGATCATGTCGAGCGCGTCATTTGCGCAAGGATCTGGAGCGCCAACGCAGTCTGGTGGGCAGGAACCTGAAGTGCCGGGTAACCCTCCAGCAGCACCGGGCCAGCCATCATCCGATCCTGACAGCACCCAAGTTCCGTCGTCGCAAAAGCAAGATCAGATACAGAAGCCGGAGATAGACGCATGTTCTCCTGGGCGGGAAGCAAAAACCTGCGTTGAAAAGCAGCGTGGCACCAAGTAGCTCTTATCTGCGCCGTCCAGCCAAGGCGTCTTCGCCTTCCTGCTTATGCTCGCGGCAGAACCAGAGTTGACCATATCCGGTCTTGTACCCGAACGATCCCCACGCTTTGCACCCCTTCGCATCGCAGTAGTGTTCGAACAGCTTGCCACCTTTGGCGGCGATGGCGTTGTCGTTTTTATATCCGCTCATTTGTACCAGTACCCACCTTCCCACATAAAAGGCCGGTTAAACTCCAGCTGCTTGCTATCCCGAAGCACTTCAAACATCCTCTTCACCAGATCCACAACCTCATCCTTGCTGTCGCATGATCCGTAAGGCAGTTTCTGAAACGGGCAGATGGGCATAACGAGCGCCCACTGCCAAATGCCACAGCTTGGGCCGTAATTGTTTCGTATGATCCGGCAGAAATCACCCCAGTCGGTGTAGGCAATAAAGTCGTTATGGCACGTCTGACCGCCGATGACGGTTCTCTTCCATTTCAAGATCATCATTTTTCAGGAAGCCCGTAACTGATGAAGTTGCCTTCCTTGTTCCCGCACTTGCTGCAAACAAGCCGAGGCTCCAACTCCTCAAGCGTCTTCCACTCTCCAAAGCGTGCGGCCATTAATGGCGCGGATTTCTCAAAATGATGCTTGCAACGCGCACAGGTGAACCTCACCACGTGCTGAAGTCGCAGCTCGCGCAGAACTGTTCGCATGGTCATTGCTGTTTGTAGGTTGTCGTTGGCTATTGCCGAGATGTTCCTATTTTGTTCACTAGCGATGAAAGAGTCAAACTGATTCTGTCTGCACGGTCGAAAAACATGAATCCGTGCAGAATCCGTGGAAAACGGTAGAATCGGTGCGCAAACCCTTGTAAATGCTTGCGCACAGAATCCCTTCACACGGGAGGGGTCACAGGTTCAATCCCTGTCGCGCCCACCATTCCAAATCTCTGTTGAATTCATTTTGTTGTCATGCGCAAAGGTGCGCAACACGCTTGTACACGCGTTCAGTTGCCGGTCGGTGCCGTGGCACCTGGAACGCCCGTATTCGTCACGATATTTCTGTCGTCATCATATCTGGTAATGAGCATCAGGGCGGTGAGGGCGACTAAAATCGGCACAATAAGACACAACACCCTGACCGCAATCAGAGCAGTATGTCGGGTCCATGTCAGCGCTCTTGCTCTCAT